AGGCAATAAAATCACAACTGCAACTCAATATTTTATTGGCGGTCTTATTACTTGTACTGCAGGCGCGGTTGTCAAAGTATTCGATATGGATTATTGCGAACTCCAATTAAAATAACCTACTCAGAAGTATTATCAGCAAAAATCATTATTTTTGTAAAAAATTATAATTAAAATAATAACAAATAATTATTTTAATTTTATAAGTAATTTTCAAGTGTTAATTATTTTACACATTTGAAGATTTAAATCCGCACGCCTTTGGCGTGCTATTTATATCATTCAAAGGAAACGTTGCCGATAAATGAATTAAAACGTATAACCACCTTCGGTGGTTGTGCGGATTTAAATCTTCATCGGTGTAAACCCCCGTGTAGAAACACGCTTTATCCCTTTGTGCAAATTGTATAAAATAAATAATTTTATTATTGAAATTAGCATTTATCATTCATGCAGTCTACAGTTTCTCCATTCAATTAATAGCGAGTCCTTTGATAGAACAATCCCCTTTTACTCGGAATAATTTAGTGCGTTAAATATTTTAAATTCATAAGTATTTAAAGATTTTAGTTTAGCAACTGTATAATGTCTACATTTTCTCATAAACAACAGGTACCGACACCAACCGCGGGCAATGTTTTAACTATTAAAACGGTCCAAATCGCACCCTTTAGAACGCTAATGACCGCGCTCAAAGATATTCTTTTAGAAACAAATATTACTTTTGAACCCGACGGCATCCGTATTATCAATATGGACAAGTCTCACACTATTTTGGCTCATCTGTATTTGGCCGCACAGAATTTTGAGTTTTATGAATGCAAAAAGGAGAAAATTATTATTGGGGTAAACATGTTCCACTTATTTAAGTTGATTAATTCAATTGACAACGACGATACATTGACCATTTACATTGAGAACTCCGACTATGTTGACGGAATTGTCTCCCATTTGGCGCTGAAGTTTGAGAACGGAGAGATTAAGCAATGTAAGACCCAGAAGCTCCGCCTAATTGAGCCTGAGCCCGATGAGCTGCAGTATCCTGATGTGACCTTCTCATCCATCATCAATTTGCCGTCGGCCGACTTCCAGAAGATTATTCGCGATTTGTCCTGTATTTCTGATAAACTGGAAATCAAGTCTGTTGGCAATGAATTGATTTTTAAGTGCTCAGGGCAGTTTGCATCTGCCGAAATTCATCGCGCAGAATCGGATGGCAGCATGGGATTCATTCTTAAGCAGGATTCATCAAAGATCATTCAGGGCGAATTCTCACTTAAGAACCTTGGGTACTTCATTAAGTGCACCAACTTGTGCCAGCAAATTGAAGTGTACTTGGAAAACGATTTGCCGCTTGTTGTGAAGTATAATGTAGCCAGTCTTGGGGAGATAAAACTATGCCTCGCACCATTGCCCTCTTCGTAAGTTTGTTATCATACATCGTCACAAATAAAATATTTTTGGTATAATGCATTTTTTCAGTAACAAAAAATATAATAAAATAAATTTGATTTGACAATATGTTATTTTATTAAACTAATATAAAGAAGTTGGTGTATATAAGTTATGCCTACTAAATACACGTATAAACAAGTGCAAGATACATTTACACAAAATAAATGTATCTTAACAAGCGAAACTTATGGGAATCAGCTTAGCAAATTAGATTATGTAGCCTCTTGCGGACATACTAATTGTGTCATTTTTAAGGAATTTAGAAATGGAGTTGGGTTAAAATGTAGAAATTGCGCTTTAGAAATACCAACATATGAAGATGTTGTTAAAAAATTTGCTGACAAAAATTGCGTGGTAACAATGACGCAAGAAGATTTTATTCAAAATTACAAGAACAATAATTGCAAAATAAATTATAATGCTTCTTGTGGACACGAAAATAGTGTAAGTTATAAAAACTTTACTACATTAAATCAGGGCATAAATTGTCCAAAATGCGTTAATAAAAATACGGGTTTAAAATTAAAAGAACTGAGAACCGGTGAAAATAAAAATAATTTATTACAGGAATTAAATGGTATTAATTATTTTAAAGAGTTAATAGGAGACCATTTTACGACAATTAAATCGTTTGATGGTTGCAAGGCCGATATAGCTATTAAAAGATTTGAAGAAATTGATGATTTATGGTTAGGAATTCAAGTAAAAACTACTAATAAAAAAACAGAAAGAGAACAATATTATTTTAGATTAAATAATGGAGAATATGACAATTGTTTATTATTATGTATTTGTGATGAAGACAAGAATATGTGGTTAATTCCATATGAAGAAGTTAAGGGTTTGAAAACGATCGGGGTCGCAAACAAATCAAAATATAATAAATACGAAGTAAATAAGGAAAATTTGATTGAGAAATTAACAAATTATTACAAATTAATCAATAAGTTCGAGTTTACAATATTGGATACACCAACAAGTAAAACTCAAAAACAAGAACAAGAATATCGCAATATAAGAGAAACAAAAATAAATTTTATAAAATTTAAGAATAATAATATGGAAGGATTAGTATATGATTTTATGATTGGTTCTAAAAAAGTTCAAGAAAAAGTGGGCACAATAACTCATAATAACGATAACTCATATTCTTTTACCTTGACTAAATATCATTGCAGAGTTGACGGAAAATGCAAAAATAAATGTTATGAAGAGGGCGACAATGATCTATATTGGTTAAATTGTAAAAACGGTAAATTTTATGTAATTCCAGAAGAGGCGTTATTAGCAAATGGTCATATAGGGAAGGATTGTAAAAAGGATAAGTTGTACGTATCTGCAACAAATCAAAATACGGAATGGTGCGACGAATATCTGTTTGATTACAATAATGTAGACAAGGGCCGACTATTACAAATTGTTAGTTGAATTTAAAAAATACATAAATTTTTGCCTGAAAGACCGTTTATTTTATTTGCTTGCTTATTTAGCAAATAAAATATTTTTGCAATCGTTTAGTGGTTTCAAGGATTCTTTTTATTATAAGAATCTACCACAAGTTTTGAGACCGAACAAAGATAACGCTCAGAATCGGTTAGGGCCGCTTGCGCAGGCTTGACAGACGGGCTTATATTACCGGTTCCAAGATATCCAGACGAGCTTGCTACTAAATCAAGATGACGGTCCTTCTCTTCAACAGCATTTTGTTTCAGAGTTGAGACCGTTCCACTAAAAGCTCTTGTAGATGAGCATGCATTTGCAACAGTAATTATGCGCTTTCTCATAATATATAGGTATCCTTTATCCTTTACGTCCTTTTACATAATATGTGTAAATGACAAATTGTATATTATCGCATATATTGCCGTTTGCTATACTTTTTTAAAAGTATATATATATATTATAAATGTCAGGTTATTATCCAAATTATAGTCAATATTTAGGCGCACAACGTTGCTGTAATTTAAAAACACCCGGTCCTGTCGGTCCGCAAGGTCCTACTGGGCCAGCATCTATAGGCCAACGAGGGGTCACTGGATCTGATGGTCCTACCGGTCCTACGGGCGAACCTGGTCCTCCTGGCGGTCCTACGGGCGCTATGGGTGTAACCGGTGCTACTGGTGAGCCAGGCCCTGCTGGTGCAACTGGTTTTACCGGTGCAACTGGTTCTATTGGTGCAACCGGGTTTACAGGTGCAACTGGTTCTATTGGTGCAACCGGGTTTACAGGTGAAGTTGGCCCAACAGGTTCTGCTGGAGCAACTGGATCTGCTGGAGCAACTGGATCTGCTGGAGCAACAGGTTCTATTGGTGCAACCGGTTCTACTGGTTCTACAGGACCTACAGGTTCTATTGGTGCAACCGGTTCTACTGGTTCTACAGGACCTACAGGTTCTATTGGTGCAACCGGTCCTACTGGCGGAACTCCATGGACGCCTACGAGTTTTGGAATTGGCATTACTGGATACACCGGATTTGGCTACACCGGCGATGTAATGGTTTTTGGCAAGTTATATGTCGAAGGTGGAATTGACCCGACTTATTTAGCATTGACACCACAAGCAAGCGGACCAATAGGATTTACAAATCCTTTATGGGTAGATAATAGTGGTTATTTACGGTCAGAAAAGATTTATATAAGTCAAAGTACTACTGGAGGTGCTACTGATCCTATTTTAAAAATGGAAAACACTAATGGTAACGCAAACTCGACACAGGTTGAGTTATATAAAAACTCAGCAACTCCGTTATTAGCTGACGAAATAGGCGCGTTATCCTTTAACGCCAATAATTCAACTCCAGCAAAGATAGAATACGCTCGTATCCAAGCAGACCAAAGAGATACTACCGCAGGAAGCGAGAACGGTTCAATATCATTCTTCGCATGTCAAAACTCTCCTACTCCTGTCGAATACCTGCGTGTAAATGGTTTAGCTGGAACTACCGACTTGTATAAGGATTTGAATATGGGAGCAGTTGCTATAAAGGATAGTGCTGGTGCTGTTGGAACAAGCGGACAAGTCCTAACCGCAGGAACAGGGGGGCAAACACTTTGGGGAACTAACGGCGTCTCCTCTATAACTGCAGGAACGAATATCAGCATTACTGGAACTGCTACTGTTCCAATAGTAAATCTTCAAAATCCCCTAACTGCAACACTCAATCTCGGCACTCAAAACATTACTGGTTCAACAAGTAATATCACCCTCTCAAGTGGAACAAACCAAGCAAATATGAATGGAAATCTGGGGTTTACTTCGTCCATTCAAGCAACACCTACAACAAAGGCAAACTTATTCAATACGAGTATTAGTATTGAAACCTCTTCTAATAAAGTCGCAATAACCCCTACCTCTATCCTCAAAACAGTAGGGGGTTCAACATTATCAATTGGGTCTTCTGTTGCTCCCTTATCGCTTTTTGGAAACGGTGCGGTGGCGGACGGCATTCAAATACAGCAATCAGCAAATGCTGGAACAACCCTTTCTACTAATCTTAATAATGTGAAATATTATGCTGATACTTATATCAATAATAATAATAGTAATACTGTCAGCGTCCTTAATCCACAGACGACTTATCAGCGTCTAACTCTTAACAATTTAGGTTTGACGAATACGCATAGTTGGAGCGATTACGGGAATAGCGTTTTTGCTGGTGGGTATTCCGCTTTTTTTATAGATGGTAATCAAAATGTGTGGTTGGCACAAAATGGGTCGGGGGATATACAAATATGGAACAATACTATCACCTCACACGTCGCAACATTACAACTAACTTTTGGTGGATTTAATGGAACTATAAATGTTATTAAAAGTGCTACTGGATATGTATGGATTGGAGGACAATTTGATACTGTGATAGATGCTAATGGTTCAAATGCTACGCCACAATATAGTATTGCGAGGGTAAATACTTCCAATTATTTATTTGACCCTATTGAAGATTATAATAACAACAATAGAGGATTTCAATATGGTAGTCAAGTTTATTGTATAGAAGAGGTAAATGGTAATGTGGTCTGTGGTGGGTCTTTTACATACGACCAAATTGGTTCAGTCGTTATTAGATATATGGGTATAATAAATAATCCCTCCACACCGCAAGGAAATCAAGCAATCAGCGAGTATGCTGGTGGAACAGATAATCCAGTTTATACGATATATTTTACTGCTTATCTAAATTGGACTTTTATAGGAGGTGAGTTCCAAAATGTTAATTTAGCATTTGGAACACAATACGCCCCTTATTGTGCTTATTATGATAATGGTAGTGGTATTTGGAACATTTTAGGTGCCGTGGCGAGTGGTAATCTCAATTCATATGTATATAATATTAAACCTTCATTCAACGGCAATTTATTAATTTCTGGAACATTCACTTCAATTGCTGGAGCGACACAAGATTACAACGCATATATAGAAGAAGCAAACCCTACAAATTGGTATAATACAACTCAAAGCACGGGAGGGTATCCTCAATATTATAAATATGGATTTTATAACGGGTCAAATGTTTTGATTGGGTTTGACTATACATTATACGTCAGTAGTGCTTATCAAGTATGGACTTCGTTGGGACAAATAGGTCAAGGCGGTAGTTTGACTGGTGTTAATTATTGGAATGGTGATTGGAAGGTAATAGGAGATAGTGGGGCATATGTCCGCTCACATACAACCCTACCTCATTCTTGTGCTTTTACTGGTTCATTCAAATATGATAATGTTTCTTACGGAACTTACACCATAACAACGAGGGATGTCTCACAGCAATTTATAGGAGACGCCACTAATACATTTTGGTCTATTATCGGCGGTGGGGTCGGTGCTTTTAGTTAAAAACGCCATATTTATACATTTAAATTGTTGACCACCCGGCACAAATTTATACTTTTTTAAAAGTATATATATATTATAGATGTCAAGTTATTATCCCAATTATAGCCAATATTTAGGATCTCAACGTTGTTGCGATTCAAGAGGGCCTGGACCCGTCGGTCCGCAAGGTCCTACTGGGCCAGCATCTATAGGCCAACGAGGTGTCACTGGAGCTGTCGGTCCAACTGGTCCTGCTGGGGGTCCTACTGGTCCTACAGGTTCCAAATCATTTATCATAAATCATCCTACAGATGAAAATAAATATTTAGTGCATGTATGCCTTGAAGGTCCGGAGGCGGGTGTGTATTATAGAGGCAAGGGAGAAATTACAAATAACGAAAGTGCAGAAGTCGCGTTGCCGCATTATGTTGAAAAACTTGCATACGGGTTTACTGTCCAGGTTACGCCTATCTACAGCAATAAAATTGTCACCTTAAATTCAAGTGAAGTAGAAAATAATACGTTCAGGGTATACGGCGAAAATGCCAAGTTCCATTGGGTTGTATATGGCAGCAGACAGGAGGTGAATGTTGAGCCAAACAAGTCCGACGTAAATGTTAAGGGAGATGGCCCATATTTATACATTTAATTGCAAAAGGCATTGCATGTAAGATTGCAAAATTATATATTATAGTTATAAAATATAATATACAATTTGTATATTTAAAAGAATATAAATGTAAATATACAATATATTTATGAGCTCATTTAAAATTCCGCAAAATATTTTTCAAACTTGGTCAACAAAAGATATATCTGATGGTTTTAAACGCTTAACTGATTCGTGGATAATAAAAAACCCGCATTACACTTATTTTTTGTTTGACGATTCTGAGTGCGAAGAGTTTATAAAAAATAATTTTGATGAAAATATTTATAACACATATTGTAGAATCATACCTGGGGCGTTTAAGGCTGACCTGTGGAGATATTGCGTGTTGTATATTTATGGGGGCGTTTATGTAGACATAGACACATTTTGTTTGGAAAGCATTGATTTGTTTTTAAATCAAGATGTAGAATTTATGACACCTGTCGATTTAAATAATTGTCCATCCTTTGGAACATATAATTTATTTAATTGTTTTATTGCTTCAATACCCAAACACCCTATTCTTTTAGATTGCATAAATCGTATAGCGCATAATGTTGAAAATGGCATCATTCCCTTTTCAAATTTAGATTTTTCTGGCCCGGGTGTATTGGGGAAATCAACTAACGCATTTTTAAATTTACCAGAAGAAACGTCATTTGTCGGGAAAGAAGGGGAGCTGCAAAATATTAAATTATTAAAATTTTGGTATGGCACTGAATATGTTACTGATATAAATAATAATATTTTGTTTCAAAATAAAAATGGCAGCGCCGTTATTAAACAAATATATGAAAATGAAGTAAAAAACACAAATAATATTTGTTGGGGAACGTGTAAAAACCCCATAAAAGATAGGGTTATCATGACTACAAATAATGTAAACCCAACTATGACAGGACCAACTATAGTTACTATGTTTTATAATATTAGAGATAAAGAAAAAAACGTATCAGGTTCGCTATTAAATCATAGTGTAAATAGATATATTGAGTTTGCAAAAAAATTCATACTAAGATTACCATACAATTTACTGATTTTTACTGATGACGATGAGTTAATAAAGTGCCTGACGGATATTAGGAATGATAATAAAAATACGGATAAAACATTCATCTTTAAAAAAAAATTTGAAGATATATATTATTATAAACATTTAGACCTTTTAAAGGACTTGCAACAACGTTTTCACATAATAAATGGTCATTTAGAACATGAAACGCCAATGTATATAACATTGACTAACAATAAATTTGATTTCATTGAGTCTGCAATTAGATTAAATCCGTTTAATAGTAGCCATTTTATTTGGATGGATTTTGGTTTAAACCATGTTGCGAAAAATACAGAATATATACATCAGTGGATCTCATGTGTGCCCGATAAAATTAAACAGCTATGCATTAATCCATTTACAGAAAATATACCAAACAAAGAATATTTTAAATTTATCTATCATAATATGGCAGCCGGTCTGTTTTCAGGATCTGCTGAAAATTTATTAAAATATTGTGATTTATTTAAACAAAAAACTGAAGAAATTTATCGTGATAATTGGTATCAATTAGAGGAAGCAGTTATGACCATGGTGCATAAGGAAAATCCAGATTTGTTTGATTTATATTATGGCGATTACCATGGAATTATTTCAAATTATTCCTCTCCGATTCATAACATAGAGTTAATATTAACTGGATCGCAAAAATATATTAATTGTAATATGACCAAGGAGGCATATAATATATTATGTTATTGTTTAATATATTTTGAAAATAACCCAGATAGCAGGTTTTTGCATTGTTTTATACAACAAAATATAATTGTTGATTATTACAACAATGATAAATTGTTACTTGAAGGTGTAATCAAATTATGTAATTTAAAATTAGCATCTAACAATGAGGATGAAAAAAAACAAATACATACTCTATTAATGAATAATAAAGTAAATATTGACTATTATAAAAATAAAGAGCTTATTCATATTTAGTAGTTAATATTTTATGTTAGGTATATTTTACGATTGAATCTATATATTTTTTATCGTAAACCCCGATTCTGGTTGTTCTATCCCAGGTGCTATAATTAATAAGGACTCGCTCGTCTTCCACGACAATACTGAGACAATACTCAATAGGTTCGCCTTCAAATTTAAATGGCGCAGAGTAACGCAGCAACTTCATATTTGCATCAAAAACCACAATCACATGATAATAATGACGCGGTTGTTCATAAGACACGATGTGAGTAACAAACCATATCTCATCTTCAACAATCTGAATCGCAATATTCCCATTTCTATTCTCTCCGCATGGTTTGGAATATTTAAATCCACACGTAGACCCCCTAATTCGTTTAAATATGCGCGGCATTTCTCTGGTCTCAACTAAGGATAAGGTTTTACCGCCATCGTCTTTGTCATTAATTTTGCAAATTTTTAACGGCGCCCACTCGTATATAACGTGAGTAGAATTCTTATAGTCAACATAGACCCAATTTTTTTCGCAGGAGGACTTAGTAAAGTCTGGGGCGATTTCCACATGATTTAAGTTTCCTGATGGATAATCATAATCACCAGCCACTATTCCAATCTGATTGTTCTTATGAAAGCCAGTTCCAATAAAAATAGGCTTATTCGTTTCCACATCATAAAACATCCTAACATCTTCAACTCCAATATATCGTCTATTGTCAAATGTCAAATTGAACCACTTCTCAAATGTAGGCACAAATTCACTGTTTAATTCAACGTATTTGTTAACGGTTATAATGTGTTTATCGCAATACAAGTATCCGCCACCATCATTAATGTAATAATTTACATATCTGACGTTCATTTTATACCCGCCAGTATCTGTATTTGGAACCATGCAACTTGACGAAGAATATAACTTCACCTCCTCATTATTAATATTTGCCGCGCCCGTTTCATTTGCATTGATCCTTGATTTTGGAATTAAAACATCCTTATAAAACTTCAAATTCTGCAACATATTATTGATCGCAGATTCGTCAGGAGAATTGTTCAACACCTCTACAACCTCAAAATTTATATTTTTAACGCCAGTATATGCGGCAAACACAGTATATTCATAGTAAATTTTACTTGTGTATACATCATTGTGCAGAAATAAGTAGTTATTCCGATCCTTTTTAGCAGCTAAGATCCTGCTGGCCTCTTTATAAATCATACTTCCGAGATTATGTTTAGAGGTCATTCTGTAATGGTGAAGGATCTCATGTAATCCCTCTAATCGCTCGGGGTAAATATTATATCCTTCCAACCAATAATGTATTGCATCTGACATTTTACCCATATTTCTATAACACAGACCAATTCTGTAGTGGCTGTACCATACCTCCTCTATCCATCCGCCAAATTCAATGCGTTTTTTATAAATATTAATGGCCTCTTCAAATTGTCCCGAATCGTGATAGCTATTTGCCAAATAGAAAAAATATCTTTCGTTTTTCGGTTCCTCCTTTATTCCTTCCAGTAGCAACCGGATATCTCGTTCAAATTTATCATGTTTAGAGCCGCCATCCCCGAAATCTCTAATGAATAATGCGTGTTTGTCAAATCCGCCAACCCGGTTCCCAGGTGGGGTAGAAATATATTCATGTGTTACACCAATATACTTATATAATCCATTATTTCTTACAATTCGCGTATTTTGATAATAAAATGAGTCGTTTCCTTGGAGAATATTAAAACTATCGCTTGCATTTAGCGCTTGTTTGTCAAACTGCTTCGCCTCAAGTATCATATCGGCGTCCATTAATAATATAAAATCGGACATGCCTGCGCATGCCTGCATTGCAAAATTTCTATTGTGACAGAAATTTTTGAAGGGTTCGGATACAACCTTGCCGGGTATGTTCTTTTTACTAAAATACTCGGTAATTAATTCAATCGTATTATCTGTAGAACCAGTATCGCATATGCAATAGCAATCAATCGTAGAGAGAACTGAATCAAATAATCTTGTGATAATTTTACTCTCATTCTTTACGATCATATTCAAACATAAGGTCGCTGATTTGTTAGCATTTAAAACGAGCTCCATGAATAACTATAAAATTGAATTTTTATATTGTTAAATGACTAAATAATTAAATAATTATATATTATTAATATAATAATGGCTAATACGCGATTTAAATATGACGATTGTAGAACAAAAAAGGCCCTACAACAATCAACTGATCCCGGAAGATGGATTTTAAATGTTCCCGGAAATGGAGCCGATCCTTGCTATATGGAAGATCCTCAAATCATTGTGCAAAAATGGGGTGGAAATTTAAGAACAAATACTATTAATTTAGAAGGTGACTTGCGAGGTGTAAATAGGCATCTGAGCAGAGATTGTTTAGGAAAAGACGAATATACAAAGTATAATGTTCCAAACCAGGCTATCAAGTATCCGACATGCAATAACTTATTTACAGAGCAGTCTCGGGCTACTAACCCGGCATGGTGGTACCGTGATTTGGAGCAAGTTGATTGGCAGTATCCTCCGCTGAACCCACAAGCAAATACGTGTATGCCTTTTCAGGCTAATTTAAATACGCGAATTTTAGAAAAGGATTATTATACCCCAAAGAGAGATTGTGTCGTCACTGAAACTAAAAATTACCTGCCGACAAGCTTCAATTTGATTCGGGGCGGGTATGTAGGCGGGCCTGTAACGTGTCAGCAAACAAACTCATGTGCCTCTGGCAAGTAAACCTCGGCTGTTGGTCCGGGTCTTAGGTTTAGGTTTTAGATTATTATGAATAAATTATAATACTCTATATAAAATATAATACTCTATATATATAAATATGGAAATAGCAATCCCCTTATTAGCATTGGGTGGCATGTATGTTGTGTCAAATCAATCAAATGAAGATAGCACTAAAAAACAAATGAGACAAACAAGAAAGGAGAATTTTACCAATATGGGAATTAGAAGCAATTTAGGTGTAAGAACCGATAACTATCTGCCCAACACAAACATTCCTCCGCAAAATTTTCCTGTGTCAAATATAAACCAGTTGGTTGATACTGTTCAAGAATACCCCAACCCAAATGCCGCGACAGATAAATATTTCAATCAAAATTTATACGAACAACGAGTGCGAAATAATATTCCCGTTGGAAGCAATCCACAGGAGGTTTACTCGCTGACTGGTAATTACTTGAACTCTCAGCAGTTTAAACACAACAATATGGTTCCGTTTAATGGCGGCAAGGTAAAGGGTCGCACTTACGATGTGAATATTACGGAAACGGTTCTTGATAATATGATAGGATCCGGGTCCCAGGTAGTCAAGAAAATAGAGCAGGCCCCTCTGTTCAAGCCTGAAAGCAATATGCAATGGGCCTATGGTATGCCAAACCAGAGCGATTTTTACCAATCGCGCGTGAACCCGGCGATGAAAAACAACAACGTGAAGCCATTTGACTCCATTACTGTTGGTCCAGGCCTTGATCAGGGATATGGAATTAACGGAAGCAATGGCTACAATTCTGGCATGGAGGCCCGCGACAAGTGGTTGCCAAAAACCGTGGACGAGTTAAGAGTTGATACGAATCCTAAACTTGAGTATGAGTTGATTAACCACGAAGGCCCTGCAAACTCGTATATCAAAACCGCGCCTACGGCTCAAATGATCGGTCGGGTTGAGAAGCAGCGGCCGGACACATTCTTTATCAATACACAAGACCGATGGTTAACAACCACTGGCGCCGAGAAGGGCGAAACCCTGAGACCGATTCAGGAAATGGGTGTTGTTAGGCGCAATGACATCAAAACTGAATACATGGGACCCGCCGGTGCCACCGATGTTAAGGCCACAACTGCACCCGTGAATTTTGAACCGTCAAAGAGACACGAGGTCGTGGCAGGCGGCATAAATCACTCCAGAGCCGCAGGCCATGGCCCTCATACGGATGGCGAGGCCTTTTTGCGCAGCCACACAAATTATGAGAATAACAGAAGCACTGTCAAGCAACCCGAGACATTGAGGAGCGGATTTAGTGGCGCGATTGGTGCCGTTATAGCCCCGTTGCTTGATATTTTAAAGCCGACCCGTAAGGATGAGACCATCAATAATGTTCGCATTTATGGCGAGGGTGGGACGTCCATCTCCAAGGGATATGTATACAACCCACAGGACGCAACTGCTACCACAATCAAGGAGACCACATTGTATTCGCCGTCTTTTAATATTAGCAATCAAAAGGAGGGTATATATGTTAATAATGCAATGCCTGGAGCGCCAACACAGAGAGACAGCACCAGCTGCGAATATTACACCGCTGCGGGAGGTTATGCCACCGGATACGGCGACAGGAGTTATGATTCAGCATATAGACAGCATAATAATGACATTAAGTCTTCAACCATTGCAAATAGACCAAACCAAGGCGGAACTCAGTTGTTTAACCAACAGATGCATTTGACTACCCTCAAGAGCGACTCTGACCGCTTGGACGGAAGAGTAAACCCCGCATTTTCCAGTTTAACTGGCCTCCCCCCCTCAGTGCAGACATATGGTGCCATTAGAGCCCCGCAATACTATAATGAATGCGCTTCGTGCGAGCGCATACAGCCCGATATATTGACAGCATTCAAGAATAACCCTTACACTCATTCGCTAACCAGCTCAGTTTAATTTGGGGCCTGGGAATAAGATTGTATTTTATTATTTACGTACTAATAAAATATAAAAACACGTCGTAAACTATAATAAACTAATGTCCTTACAAATCCATCAATCAATCAAAAACAAATTAAATTACTTTCACGAAATACACAAAACGCCCAATATCTTGTTTCATGGCCCATCAGGAAGTGGGAAGCGAACAATTGTCAATGATTTTATCAACAAAATTTACGACAATGACAGAGAGAAAATAAAGGCCTTTGTCATGTATGTGAACTGCTCGCAGGGAAAGGGTATCAAATTTATACGAGACGACCTGAAATTCTTTGCAAAAACCCACATAAATTCAAACGGCGGAAATACCTTTAAAAGCATTGTTCTTTTAAATGCGGATAAGCTAACAATGGATGCGCAATCTGCTCTACGTAGATGCATTGAGTTATTTAGCCACAATACGCGGTTCTTTATTGTTGCCGAAGATAAATATAATTTGATGAAGCCAATTCTCTCTCGCTTCTGCGAAATATATGTCCCCGAGCCAGTCGTAAATGACAAGATCGTGAACCTCTATCAATATAATCTAAATGAATTGTTTCACATGGCCCCGGTGAAGGTGCAGCGGGTAGACTGGCTCAAACGGGAATTATCAAAGTACGTAACTCAAAAATTGTCGCTTGATGACCTATTCTTGTTGTGTACGAAGCTCTACGAACGATCATATAGTGGTTTAGATATTATGAAGTTAATGGAAACCCCAAAATTCCTGGAAAATTACATGTCCACTGAACGGCGGTATGAACTTCTCGTGTGTTTTAATCGTGTACGAATGGAGTTTAGGAATGAGAAACTGTTGATGTTATTTATTCTAAATTTTGTGTTTTTAAGTTCAGAACTGTCTTTAGAAAATATTAGTTTTATGTAAATGGATGATTTTAATGTTAGCGCACTTCACGAATCGAAGAATGAATGGGGTTCCCGTTTAGTTACGATTTTAACGCCCCTGCTTGTAGATGGGTATAAGTCTATTTTAGATGAATCAATTAAGATGTGTAAGGAAAATAAGGAGACGGACAAGTACCTGATGACCTTTCAGAATTTAATATCGCGAATTCCCAAGTGGAACGCGCAAATAATTGAAACTGAGCGGAAGCGAATCTGTGACAAATCGGGCTGCACTTACTTGGAGGACTTGGTTACATGTGTTCACATTATTCAGTTAAAAATCCTGACTGCTATGCGGGTGGGACAAAAACAAAAGAAGATTGACATTCATATCCCAAAGCTGGACGATTTTATACATAAAACGTATATAAATATTGCGCGAAAGGTTTACAAGAATGTTTACTTGTTTGAGGTTAATGTTATGCCATTGCAAATTCAAAAGAACCACCGAGAATTAGAGATTATTGTGCAAGAGTGTATCTTGAATACATTGAGGGAGGGCATTCCAGTAGAGGCCATTTTAAGGGCATATATGGACGAGACCGTGGAGGAGGATGTGGTTGAGGAGGTTCACGAACAGATCATTGATGAGCCTATTAAACAGAGCGTTCCTGTCTCAGAGTCTAAGCCGGTGATTGAAGGGGGGAGCGAGTTGCCTGTTATGACGTCAAGTCGTCTAAGTTTTAACGATATTGATTCTATTAGAACAGACGATGGCACAATAACGAGCGTCGTTGCACCAAAATCTATTCCCCAACTGGAGGAGAGAGCACAGCAGCGACGAATGGAGGAGGCGGCTGCAGAGAGTACGCCGGACATGTCCGATAAACTTCACATTTCAGACCAGACGTTTTCATTAGACGCATTGGATGTTCATAGTATTGAAGAACCCGCAATTGAATTGTTGCCGGATCTGTTAATGGACGAAATTGAGGTTTTAGAATAATTGCGTTAAAAACAAATAAGAAACTGCTATAATAATTTATATGAACAATATATTTATTATTGCGGCAGTTGTGTCTGTAACATTTTTAATCACCAAATTTATTGAAATGCGATTTATTGAGAAGGAAAGCAAGCCGCTCAAGGTATTAATTCGGGACGCGCTTTTGGTTTATTTTAGCGTCGTTTCTGGGTATTTTATAATAGGCCAGATTGACCCATTGCTGCATGGGGGCGCGGTTGGCGCAACGCCGACTCCAGTATTCACAGATAATCCTGGGTTCTAAATATTTTATTTTTATTGTGTTATATTATAATGAAAATAAAGACAAATAAGACAAACAAGAAAAACAAGAAAAATACGGGTAAAAGAAATAATACACGCAAGACATATAAGAGGGGGCGGACATTGCGAAAATCTAATAAACTAAGAGGCGGACAGGAGAGGCTGTCTTATGATCCATCCCCATTTTGGGATACAATAATTCCAAAGAAGGAGCGCGAACCTATTGTTAATCAATTGAAGTACCTTATCAGTGGTAGTTCCGAAAAAAGGGCTCTACTTTGCGAAGAAGTTAATAATTTAATCCCTGCATTTCAGAACAGTCCATATGTTCCAATTGAACTCCCGGAACCAGTAGCTAAGGAAAATGGACGAACCCAGTACGTTATAGGCGGAATTTCTTATTTTGTAACAACCGACGATGATGCCGCCAGGCTAAAAGAAAGATTGCAGGGCAATGCTATTGCAATTTGGAATGAATGCCGCAATATGACGTGCGCAGCCCTTATGCTTTTTGGGATAATATCATCCAAGCTACAGAGTAGCGGCAATCAATTTATAATAGTAGCCAGGGGTGGGTTGGGCATAGCACTTGCAAGTTCTCAACTACCTGACGATAAGATGATGATGATTCCAGTAAGAGACTTGGATTTTAAAGTTATAAAGAACCCAACGACCGCCAAGAGTAAATATGACCCATGGGCTGCAGGAGCCCTTGCTCAAAACACATGTTCTATTGTTCAATGGTTTTTAAAACAAATTGTAAGCGACGGTTATGATATATTACTTGGTTCCCCCCAAACCGCCAACCCGGTGGGGCATGATGCTATTGTTAAAATAAGTGTAAAGCCCCCGTCTGGAGCGTTTTTCCCAATTTTGGATATTGCGTTTGGTTATGCACAGGATATGCAGTACTATAATGGACTGTCAGAGATTTCAGGGTTTGTGCCTATTGGAGGAGGCGCACAAATGCAGGTTAGCTTTATATTTCAGAATGTTCATCTTATGTTAACCGAAAAACTGTATTTTTATGCGCAATATTTATTTCTTAGGGAGCAACTCGCAAATTTAAATGCTCTCAACAAGATAAATACAACACCATTTGGAACTATAGCATATTATAGGCGTACTGGGGTGATAACGTTCAACCGCGATCCGATAACTATTGAGAAATGCGATTGGTTTTTAGAAAAATTCCAACGATCAATACACCTACTAACTAACATAATTGTAGAAGCAGACGATACAGCAATACACGGTTTGGCCTCAAAGCAAAATCAAGTTTTCTATTCTACGCCGCCACAATTGCCGCCTGATTTACGAATCAGAGTTGTGCAAAGTTTATACCCACCGGCAGCCTAAGGCGTATATAACTACATTATATAATGAATAAGCAGACATTATATAATAAATACCCCGCCGATTTAACGGCCCGTCCACACCTTTACCGCGCGCGCCGGTACTCTCCCTTGTTTTAAATCTTCCATGTAAGCGTCAAACGAGTACTCAAACCCCCTATAGTGTTTGAATATGCTCCCAAATAGCCCCTTGTTTATACCCACACGCGGGTTTTCTCTACTAAATAAACAGCCGAGTATTCTCTCCAAACAGCACCTATCGGGTCGCGTTTTAACTGTATCAACAAGGGATGATATCCCATATTTTTTTTCCAGGCCGACCAGAAACCGGTGATTTATATATGCCTGACAACCAAAACATCCATACCACTTGGCACGCGGCACTTCTAAAACAAGTGTTTTCATGTCCTTTATACGCAACGCCTTACTAATGTCATAGCTGTAGTTTAGGTTCCGCGCAATGCTTAGCGTGTTGTCCAGGTTTTCTGCATCTTGCTCAAAAATCCACAACGGCATTACTTTTTCCCCCCGTAGGAATTCAAAGTTGATTCTTTTATGAATAAAAACACTGTCGTGCAGTATTATCGCATTTTCAAAATACTTGTTTCTAATATAGTAGTAGTATGGCAGCAGTTCTCCTCGGCCTGGGAACTCCGACTTTACAATTTCAAGATTTTTGTAATTAAAATCTGCCTTTACAAACTCCTGATTGCTATTGTCGTCAATAATAACAATTTTTACTCGAGGATATAGCGTCCTTATCAGTTTAACAGAGTGGTTCCAATATCTGTTTGTATTTTCAGAATTTACGTGCCGCGTGATTATAAATCCAAATTGGTTCATAATATATGTAAATATTTTTGTATTATGAACTGTCACCAAAAATTTAATTGTCTATTTGTGCTACATATAGGATGGAATACTGTCAATGTCTATCACATCCGATGGAATCTCTCCCTTAAACTCGGAAAATGCGTTAAATTCTGGGCGATCTAACTGAGCCTGCGGCGTATGGTTGTGTACACATCTTGCGATCATTTTATATAACTTGAACTCCGGGTAGCGGTCAGTCCCGTCATTTTTATATAACATATTGATGCCCTTATCGTCTAAACACCACTCCAGAATGAGACGTTTAATTGGGTCCTTGCATTTTTTGATAAGCCGAATATCATCCACGTCGTCAATAACATAATCAAATATAGAGCATGCAAGGCGGCATAAATCAAAGCTAAAGTTTGGCTCCAATCTCGGTTTCTTCTCATTTAGATATGGCTCGGTGTTATATTGCGTTGCAGCATCGCCGCCTGTTTGGAAACTATCACTGCAAAAAAGCTTTCCGTCGTACTTGTAAATACTTCTTCCGAAATCAATAATCTTAAATATGCGACCAAATGTGGGCACCTTGTAGTGTTTCTTCTTATAGCAATAGTAAATAAACTTTTTGTCGGTATGATTGTACATAACGTTATTAGAGTGTAGGTCATTGTGCGTTAATCCGAATGCCTTCTGGTATGTTATTAACATCATGACTATTTGCATAAGGGCCGAATACCATTCCTGCGTAGTCAGTTCATTATTTAGAATTAAATTGTCAAACGTATCTTCGCAATTTTCCATGCATATAATTTGAACGGGGAATTTTTCAATCCTTGCGCAGATTTGTTCTTCCTCGTATGAACCACTTCCAGAGTCGGATGCGTCGTCCTCCCATTCCGTATCAACGCCATCACTCCTATTGTCTGGCGCATTTTCGTCTGTACCAGTTTCATCGTTAGCAGTGTCGTCCACGCGGTCCTCATTTTCTGTATGCGATGATCTTGACGAGCATGTTGAGTTCGATTTTAATGTTAATTGTTTGGCATCGTTGTTCCCCTGCGTCCCAGCATTTGTTAAGTCAACCAGGTCGCACAACTCGACGGACAGTTCCTTCAGGTCATTCAGGTTCATAGTATTTTCTTCAAAAACGCCATCAAACATTTTATTATCAAATGATGCTATAGACATTTGGGACCGTGCGCTTGTATTGTGTTCTATAGTAATTGGTTTGAGTTTTTGGGTTTCATTTTGAAACAAGTGGTCATAGTCGTCAATTTTAAAGAGCTTATTTTTATTTTTGTTGAAGAATTCTGAGTTGTTTAGGTATTCAATATCGTCAAAAACATTGATTGTAAAATTATTCTTTATACCTAAAAACGACCCGTAGTAGTCTACGCCGTGTGGGAAGTTGTGCGCATGCATTAAATTGCTTGTTAAAAATACAAATAACCCATCAACATATGCTGCGTTGTTTGGGTCCAGAAACTTTGCATTACAGTCCGACGCCGATGAGGTTAGCTGCGGTAATGCAAACAGTTTGTCATCGGCAACATCGTATTTACCAATTAAATACTTGTATGGATCTAATAAGGGCGCCATTTTCACAAATACATCCTTATCCTTAGCCTTGCCGGTTGTCGCGTTCTTTAGTTTGCATTTAAATATGTGATGGTCGTCACTATCTGGTCTGGCTACAGACGAAATATGCCACTTGTGATTTAGGTTAATATTGTTAAAGTTGGTATCATTTAAGGAGAAGAACCGCTGATAAACTGGGATGTAATTCTGCGCTGCAGAGAGAAACAATGAGTCGGAAGACTCTAAACCTTTAAATAGTTCAGCGTTTTTTCGTTTTTGATAGTTGACCAACATACTTTAGCTATTTAATATATAAATTATATGTCTTTTTAACTTATTATAAACCCTAATTACAATCTTATTAAAGACCCTAACTACAATACCAAAACCTTGGATATTTTACAGCACACAGCATTTTAAATTGGCTTATATTGTCTAAAGTGATTTAATTGGCGACGGGTTCTAACATTAGCATTCGTTTAAAAGAATAAATTTTAATTTCTAAATTATTTAAAATGACATTAGAATTGAAGAAGTTTGATATGAAAAGCATTAGTTTCAAACCAAATGAAAATAAGGGTCCAGTTGTAGTTTTAATCGGCAAGAGAGATACAGGTAAATCATTTTTGGTAAGAGATTTGCTTTATTATCAACAGGAAATCCCGATAGGAACCGTTATTTCCGGAACAGAAGAGGGTAATGGTTTTTACGCCAAGATGGTTCCGAAATTATTTGTCCACAACGAATACAACACCGCGATTATTGAAAATATATTGAAAAGGCAGAGGACAGTACTCAAACAAATCAAGAAGGAAATGGAAACATATAAACGCAGCACCATTGACCCGCGCGCGTTTGTAATTTTAGATGACTGCTTATATGATGCAACTTGGACGCGAGACAAAATGATGCGCCTCCTCTTTATGAACGGTCGTCATTGGAAAGTAATGTTAGTGATTACTATGCAGTACCCATTGGGTATTCCACCAACCCTGCGTACAAATATTGATTACGTTTTCATTCTTAGAGAGAATTACATTGCCAATAGAAAGCGTATATATGAAAATTATGCTGGCATGTTTCCGACATTTGAGAGTTTCTGTCAAGTAATGGACCAATGCACTGAAAACTACGAATGCCTCGTAATTAATAATAACTCCAAATCAAACAAGTTGCACGATCAGGTCTTTTGGTACAAGGCCGACAATCATGGCGATTTTAGATTGGGTTCCAAGGAATTCTGGGAATTATCCAAAGGGCTCAAGGATGAAGATGAAGAGGAGCAATATGACCCGAGTGCGGTGAAAAAGCGCGGGGGCGGCCCTAAAATTAGCGTTAAGAAGTCAACTAAATGGTAAAATAATATTATACACTTGATTATATTATTTTATAAATTTATGAAATTGTTTATACATTGTTAGAGACGAATGATTCTGCATTATCACTATAACCATCACGTTGTTTTCCGCATCGGGTAGTGAGCGCGTACCAATTGGATGTTGGTTGGACACGTTTCCAAATCGCGTCATTTGCATAAATCCAGTGCTGGTTTGTGGCCCTTAAGGGCTGGATTGCCCCTTCATAGAGGTTTATCAATGTCTCATAAAAAGAATTATGAACAATGTAACCGGATGCGGTTTGTGCCTCTATGACTTTTTGAATAAATGGATACGTTGTTGGTTCGGACCGTTGAATATTATAAGAAATCATCATGACATTGTAGGGGATATTGGCCTGAAAGAATTGTTCAAGTTCGTGCTCAAATTCTTCTTGTGTGATAATAAAATAGAAATCATCTTCTAAGATAAGTACCTGCTCATATTTGCGCTCCTTCGCCAATTTTAACACCTCCAAGTGAGACATAGTACAACCTAATATGCCTTGACCCGGGGTATGAATTGCAGTAAACCTTTCGGATTTGTCGTAGAGGTTGAACCGCTGGAGTTCGTCTACAATTTGTGTTCGTCTATCGTCTCTTTTATCGAGATTGATGTAGAATATGCGCGAGAGATTGTGAGACATATTAATATATTAAATTAGGGTACCTTTAAATTAATATATATGTACATTCATATTTATGTATCGTGGTAAGCAAATCAATCACGATGTGTTGTCGGACGACTATTTGAAATAATATAACGTTGCGCGTGATATATTATTTAAATTATTTGTAGCCTTATTTATAGACTTATAGACTTATAGACTTATTTATTCCTTTTTACCCGCAAATGGACCACTTACTAACTGACTTGCGCCGTTGTCTGTTTTACCTGCTACGATATTATCACCATCAAACAATTCCATGCAAATGTCAGCGGTAGAGATGTTCTCGTTCTCCTTGAGCGCAAACTCTTGTGTGTTTGCATTGTTAACGCCAACCAAGTTACCTTGTTCATCAATAGTTTGAGTCAAAGTATTTCCAGACTTCTCCGCTGACTTAATATTCTCTTCAATCGCCTTCTGTTTTGATTCCTTGACGCGCTGCTCAAACGCGGTCTTGGCGTTTGACTCATTCTTGTTCTTTTCGCTCATTAGCTTGTTGAGTTCCTCCTCCATATATTCTACACGCCCAGTCTTATATGCCTCTGGTTCCCACGGCATCCACATTCCAATAGGTCCAACGTAAACATCATGATTGGGGTCAATTTCTCGCAACATCTTGCATCTCAACTCCGCCTCCTCTTGAGTTGGGTAGGAACCGCGAATCTTCAACCCTCGCGTATTGGTTTGGAAGCTATGCGCAATATCAAACTGCTTCTGCAACTCGTCCTCATTATTGTCAATAAAAGTCTTGTATTCGTCCTCAATCCCAACCTTGGCCAGAGTCTCCTTCTCCTCCTTAACATAGTCCTTAAAATCATTTGAAATGTCGTCAAATGAAAGGTTGTATTTATAAGAAACAAAGTTAAGGAACTGGAGAAACTTCTCCATTGACTTGTTGAATTCCCATTTCTTTAGGAACTCCTCAAAAAAGAAGACAGCCTTCTCCTTCAAAACTTTTTCGGGAGAACAAAATGAAACACATACAAACTTCTGTCCGGCAATCGGCTTGTCCTCCTCCAGCAAATCAACATACTTGGGGTTCGGCTTTCCATTAACCTGCTTTCTTTCAAACCCAGCCTTGTCAGAATTCTTTCCTTTAGAACGATCCATTTAGTTAATTATCTTATTTGATTTTAAGTTTTTTATCGCAATATATATATTTTTTTCTTTTTATTTATTATAATGAACAGTTTGATTAACGTCGCCGAACTTGTTAAGAGAGTCATTAAGTATCTTGTTGAGGGTTTGATGGTGGCAATTGCCGCGTATGCCATCCCTAAACGTTCCTTAAATATTGAGGAGGTCATTTTGATTGCCCTCACTGCTGCCGCCACATTCAGCATCCTCGATACATATATCCCCAGCATGGGTGCCACCGCTCGCTCTGGCGCTGGGTTTGGTATTGGTGCCAACTTGGTCAAGTTCCCCGGAGGATTCTAAGTTGACTTAATAACGTAGTCATACAATAACATAATCGCACAAGCATAATATATTTAATCTAAATGTAATATATTATGGCAAGACAGATGCACACTCGTACGAGACATGCAAAAAAAAGTGCGAGAGCACGCCGCGGAAGAAGTCTTAGTAGACGGCGGACAATGAAGCGACAAAGTAGCCGCAAACAGCGCGGAGGCAGATGTTTTGGTAATGGTGTCGGTGCAAACACCGGCGACCCCAACTTTTCAATTTACAACACTCGTGCGCTACAATTGTTCCCCTATAAACCGGCAAATTAAATTTTATATACGAGACCTTAGATTGTGTGAATGAACTCCCAGTCCAATTCTTCGCATATCTTTTTCCAAATAACGTCTTGTTCTATTCTTTTTTCCTTGTCTTTTAACATTGGAAAAAAGGGCAAATATGTTTCTTCTCCCAATAGTTCGCATAGTTTATACGCGGTATAATAATAATTCAGGAAATTCACCCGATCATCTGGGCAAAACTTGGAATAAGGGGCCTGTAAGTCGGTAAACAGATTACACAATGTTTCCTCTAATTCTTGAGACATGATTGGCGGTTTGATTCCTAACTTGTCCTTAATAAATGGTATATGCTCATAGTATTTGTTATATCCCAGTTTTTTTAGAACTTCTTTTGTTTTCCCATTTGTAATTTGCGATATCTCTATTCTCTCTTTTTTTATTTGGAGCTTTATATTTTCAATCACATCCGGCGGAATTTGCGTAGTCTCCTTTCCCTGGAACTGGGCCAATATTTCCTTGAAATGGTTAATGCGTTTATATGCATAAAAGCACACTTCTTTCGGCGGTTCTTTGTAAGATGGCTTTTCATTTTCAATTAAATAAGGAATACTTCTGGAGCAATTATTGCACACTAAAATGCCCTCGTCCTCAAGTGGTATTAGCTCCCCCTTGTAGCATACTTTGCATACGTCTGTTTGGCACACAAATGTGTTTACATCAAGAAAGCTATCATCAATATTGCTTAAATATTTCTGAACAATGTTGCTGGTTTCCTTCTGTGACGAACTGTCTGCGTCGGGGTCTTGTTTAATTTTGAAAAAGGTATTTACCAGTTTAGATTTATTTGTCGCGGACTGATATTTACTTCCAACAGAAATATCTTTTTTGTTTTCAAAATACTCAAAAATAAACTTGGAATTGTCCAAAAAGTATTCCTTCTTCTTGGCATTGATCTCTCTTATTCGGGTTGTTATTTCTGTAACCTTGTCCTCCAACTCTATTCGGCCTTCCAAAGTAAGCTCGTCGTATTCATTTAATAGCTGGGTTTTTAGCTCGCGGCGCTCCGCCTTCAATTCTGGTATAACATCAGTCTCATCATTTGTAAACTCTGTCAAAAACTCCTTATGCTTTGTGTCAAGAGTAACTGCCGTTTTCTTATTAAACTTAATTTTTTTAATAGACTTTGGCTTAAAATTCGGCATTCCCCTCTTAAGTATTTTAGTAAAACTTGTTTAATTGATAATAGAGAGAATATATTAATTATTTTTCTCTGTTATGTCCCATTTACCATTTTGTGTTCAAAGTGGGACCCATCTACATATGCATGCAAAAAGACTTAAAATTATATTGAACAATTATATTATACAATAATATGTATTTTCTTGTTGACGCTGCCCGTAAAATACTATTTGGATGGTCTGCTAAATGTGGGTGCAGTCATATTAAACGAATTTTCTATTTTCTAAAAAATAGAAAGGAAAATACTATTATTCATGGCGATAAAGACTATAATAAGCTGCCGCGAGACATTGAAAAGTACACAACAATAATAATTAGCAGAAACCCATATGAGAGAATCGTATCTGGGTTTTTGGATAAATATAAGCCAAGTGGGAGTTTTAGACACCTATGGAAACACGAGACTATTACATTTGCTAAATTTGTAGAAGAATTGGTTAAGGGTGACTGGAATATGGTTGAAAAACACCATTTTACACCCCAAACAACTGAACAGTTCAATAAAAATATTATGTTGTCTAAGTGCATTAAATGCTATGATATTAAGGATATTGATTACAAGTACATAGAAGAGTTATATAATGTAAAAATACCAGAAACAATATTAAACAAAAGAGAAGGGCACGAAAGAAAAAATTATAGCGAATCAATTGATAACTGTGTATGTGATTTAGAGATGACGCAGTATTACAATTTCAACGTCAATAGCAACTATTTTTATAATGAAGAATTAAAAAACAAAGTATATAACTTTTATAAAAACGACTTTATCTTTTTTAGTGAATTGGGATTGGAGTACACCACGCAGGAGTTTTAACAATATGTATTGCATTGAATTGATAGTGCCAGCGAAAGAAAGAGTTAAAAACCACGTAATGTTTTCTATAATTTAAGTAAATGGATCTGAAAGTTTCCTTGGAGTCCTTAAAAGATTTAGAAAATGACAATGTAAAGGTTGACGTTATAACGTTTCAAAAAATGATCCTTGTGTTTAATTCTATAGAGCAGGGATGGTCTGTAAAGAAACGAAACGGATCTTATGTGTTTACAAAGAGTCATGAAAATAAAAAGGAAGTACTTGAGGATACATATTTGATGAAATTTATGAAGACCAATTTAGATCTGAATAAAATTATTTCTTAGGCAATTATTATTTTTGCAAAATTTAAAGCCAATTTAATTAAATTAATTACATTTTAATTAAATTAATTTCCAAAAAATTTTTTTCTTTAGCAACTATATAATATGGGAGGTGGATTAATGCAACTCGTCGCCTATGGCGCCCAAGACGTTTACCTTACTGGTAATCCTCAGATCACTTTCTGGAAAGTTACTTATCGCAGATACACTAACTTTGCCATCGAGTCTATTGAACAGACTTTCAATGGCCAGGCCGATTTCGGTCGTCGCGTGCAATGCGTGATCTCCCGCAACGGAGACCTTGCATACCGCACCTACCTTCAGGTGACTCTTCCTGAGATCAACCAACTTATGGGTCTCGGAAACTACAGCACCTCCGGTAACCAGGGTGTGTATGCCCGTTGGTTAGATTTCCCCGGTGAACAGCTCATCGCCCAAGTTGAGGTTGAGATTGGTGGCCAACGCATTGACCGCCAATACGGTGACTGGATGCACATCTGGAACCAGCTCACAATGACTTCTGAGCAACAACGCGGATACTTCAAGATGATTGGTAACACCACCCAACTTACCTTCATCACCGATCCCTCTTTCTCTGAGGTTGAGTCCCCTTGCGACTCCTTGGCCCCCCGCCAGGTGTGTGCCCCCCGCAACGCCCTTCCTGAGACCACCTTGTACGTGCCTCTTCAGTTCTGGTTTTGCACCAACCCCGGCCTTGCCCTCCCCTTGATCGCCCTTCAATACCACGAGGTCAAGATCAACCTTGATATCCGCCCCATTGACGAGTGCTTGTGGGCCGTTACCACCTTGAACTGCAGCTCCGGCCCTGCCTTCAACTCTACCAACCAATACTCCGTTGGCCGCCCCGTCCCCGCCACCATCGCCTACAACCAGTCTTTGGTTGCTGCCTCCCTCTACGTTGACTATGTGTTCTTGGACACTGATGAACGCCGCAGAATGGCCCAGAACCCCCACGAGTACTTGATTACTCAGCTCCAGTTCACCGGCGACGAGTCTGTTGGTTCCTCTTCCAACAAGATCAAGCTCAACTTCAACCACCCCGTGAAGGAGCTTATCTGGGTTGTCCAACCCGATCAGAACGTCGACTACTGCTCGTCTTTGACTTGCGATGCCCTCTTGTTCAAGGTGCTTGGTGCCCAACCCTTCAACTACACTGATGCCATTGATGCCCTCCCCAACGCCGTCCATGCCTTCGGTGGCCCCGCTGCCCTTGCTGCTGACTCCCGTGCATTCATTGATGCCAACGGCCTCTTCCAGGATGCCGGTGCCATGGATGAGTACATCCCTGCCAACTTCACTGGATACTGGCATGGTCCTTCCAACCCCTACAACGAGGTCAACCTTGGTGGTATTGCCGTCCCTACCCCCGTCGGTGCCCCCACCGACTACGTTGCCCAAGTCGGTTCCCACCTTGATAACTCCGGTGTGTCTGATGCCGGCACCTTCGTGCTCACTGAGACATCTTTGGACATGCACTGCTGGGGCCAGAACCCCGTTGTCACCGCTAAGCTCCAACTTAACGGCCAGGACCGCTTCTCTGAGCGTGAAGGATCTTACTTCTCCTGGGTCCAACCTTACCAGGCGCACACCCGTAACCCTGATGAAGGTATTAACGTGTACTCCTTTGCTCTTCGCCCTGAGGAACACCAACCCTCTGGCACGTGCAACTTCTCCCGCATTGATAACGCCACCCTTCAGCTTGTGCTCTCCAACGCCACCGTTGAGGGTACCAAGACTGCCAAGGTGCGTGTCTATGCCACCAACTACAACGTCCTCCGTATCATGAGCGGCATGGGTGGTTTAGCGTATTCCAATTAAGTAAACTGTTACGATTTATCGTGTCAGAATATTGTTTGTATTTTAATAATTAAATTAACGCTTATTAATTATTAAAGCAAAAACCAATATAAAAATATATCGGTAAATAATATATAGAATGAGCATAGATATTGTAAATCTCATTGAAAGCAATCCAATTACCAAATTAAATGGCAATTATCAGTCAAAATTAGTGGAGAAGGTGCAAAATAAATTTAATAATTATGAACAACAAATGTTTTTAGCAAGTTTTTATTGTTATTTGAAGCACGACAATAAGAATGATTTTGTAATTGACCTTGATAACGTGTGGAATTGGTTAGGGTTTAATCAAAAATATAATGCAAAATGTGCACTGGAAAAAAATTTTACTATTAATAAAGATTATAAAATCATTGCTCCTGAACCTTCAGGAGCAAAGAATAAAACCAAAGGCGGTCACAACAAGGAAATAATTATGTTGAATATTGAAACCTTCAAAAAATTTTGTTTGAAAGCGGGAACAAAAAAGGCAGATGAAATTCACGATTATTATATTAAATTAGAAAATGTTTTGCAAGAAATTTTAATAGAAGAAGGCAATGAACTAAAGCTTCAATTAGAAGACGCAAAAAATGAAATCATTCAAATTGAAGAAACGCATAAAACCGAATTAGATACAAAAGTTCAAAGGGAACGTGAGCAAATTTTACTTAGAGAATTTAAAACCATTTGTGGTATGGTATATATTATAAAAGTTAAGACACATCCTGACGGAACTTATGTTGTAAAAATTGGTGAAAGTAGAATCGGGATTCAAGAAAGATATAACGATTGCAAGTTAAAACACGGAAACGTATTATTATTAGATTGCTTTGCCGTTAACAAAAGCAAGGACTTTGAAACTTTTATACACAAACACGAATATGTAAGAATTAATCAAGTAAATGACTTGCCCGGACATGACGATGAAAGGGAGCTTTTTTTAATTGGTAAAAATCTCTCTTATAAAACATTGTTAAATGTTATTAACAATAACCTAAAATATTTTAACAGCAATGATACAAATAAATTAGAGCTTGAAATTGAAAAATTAAAACTTATGCTTGAAATGAAAAGTACAAATAATGACAACCTATTAATTCAAGAACTGGTTCAAAGTGTAAAACAATTATCAGGTCAAATAAATAATCTCGAAAAAACAAACCAAGAAATGATGGCAAAATTAAATTCTGCGCAAATGAAAACAACCACAGGCTTTAATGAACCATTGGTTACACTTGGACCCAGATTGCAAAAAATTAATCCGGAAACAATGATTATTATTAAGGTATATGAATCCGTTGCCGAATGTTTAAAGGAACACAATTTCAAAATCAAGCGACCAAGCATTGATAAAGCGGTTACAGAAAATACAGTTTATAATGGATTTCGATGGGCTTTTGTAGACAGGAATTTAGATCCAAACGTACTATATAATATTCTTCCCACAAAACAAACCAAGATTCAGAATCTGGGATATATTGCAAAATTGAATACAGAAAAAACCGAAATTCTGAATGTTTATTTGGACAGAAAAACGGCAGCAAGCCTTAATGGTTATGCGTCATCTTCAGCATTAGATACTCCTGTAAAAAACGCATCTCTAACAAACGGACATTATTATCTATTATATGACAAATGCCCTCAAGAATTAATTGATACATTTGAGAAAAAATACGGAGAACCAATTTTATATAAGGATGGAATCGGGCAATACACTAATGAAAATGAGCTCGTAAAGGAATTTATTTGCAAATATGATTGTATCAAACAATTAAAAATGAGCGATAAAACTTTGACAAAAGCACTTGATAATAACATTTTATACAACAGCTTCTTTTTTTCTCGTATTGGCAGCAAAATAAACTGGATTTAGGTGCAACAAAAATTGCTTCTCCCAGCGGAGGAGCGGGTAGAGAACGCAATATAATATAATATACAAACAAATTTATATTATATTATAATAAAAAATTGAAATGCTAATGCTTACCTTATTCAATGCAAATCAAATCACCTTATACAATTTAGAAAATGAACCATTCCGACGAGACTTACACGTTTAGTTTCAAGCTTGTTTATACGACAAACACTAAAAATTATACCTTCAAATCAGATATATCCATAAGAGACTTTATTTGCGAGATTTTACAACAAGCTCCGGCCGATTTTGAGTTGAATTGTGACGAGGGTATTGCGATTGCAGAAACTGGCCAATTTGATAACATTTATAGCCACGACGCCGAACTTGCTCCAGCATTGGAGGAATCGGACTGGACACTGCGCGAGTTTTATGGAAACAGACATAAATCCACATCATTTTATATTAGAAAATTTCGCATGTCGTAATATTATTTTGAATAATCTAATAATATCAAGTTATATTTTCAGTGGACTGTAATTAACGCCTTGTTTTTGTGCGCCTTGTTCTTATTCGTGTTTTTTGTTTGCGCCGAACCATTCTGCGCCGAGTGCTTGACCGTTTGGCGCGCTTCATTGTCCTCTTTTTACCCTTTTTAGACCTGGCCACTTGTTTGCCGCCCATGGGAAGAGCCGCGCCTTTACCTTTTACAACAGCCCCCAATATAAAATTATCGGTTGAAGCAAGTAATTTCTGAAACTCGGGCGAAGCAACTACATCTTTAATGCTTGGTTTACCCTTTTGTTCGTATTCCAGCGGCTTTAGCGCAGCATTGACAATTGGTTCAGCGCCGCCAAGACTTATGGCTTGAAAGTCGGCCCTGCCAAGGAGCTCCTCTGGTGGGCCGGGAGCTCCCGTCTCTATAAAGCAGGTATTATTTATTATGTCGTGCCCCAAAGGCACAAGATAGTCCATTGTAAGCCCCAATGGAAGAGGGCCGCTCACGGTGGCACCGAGATCCTGCGGAAAACCCTCAACATTATACCAAATTCTTATAAACGATCTCTGGGTATCGCGCGTAGCTCGCCGTATCTCATCTACTTGATCTTCTCTAACACCCAAATCGTCGGACAGCTCTGGACCAGCATAATTTGCGGCGTCTCTCCTCATTCTTAGCCTAAACTGACCGACGTCTTCGTTTTGTGGCCGAATTTGCTGGAGCGTTTCCGTTACGGCGCCGGGGGGCGCAATATTAACGCGTTGGTCCGGCGTTGCATGTAAAACCGCAGTATTATCTATCCCAATAGTTGTCCCGTGTCTAACCGCGGGGGTTACTGCAGATCTGTCGTCAAGCGCCTCCGCGGTAACAGTTGTCGGTCCTTTTATGATAATGTTGGGATCCTCAATTATATACGCTAACGTAAAAAACCTGGTGGGAAAGGCGGCTGTTGCATCCTTGTGAAACACATGCGCCGCGCCGCTGTTTCTACTTTCATATAAATCAATCGAAATTGTTATTGAAAATTGCGCAGTAGCCTGCATATTTACTTGGATGAACAATTCCAAAAAGGCCTTATATACGAGGGCTCTCACAAGATCGCTAAACCCTGCTACGTGAGTGCCCGCGTGTAAAAACTGGGCAGTAGTTAGTGTAGGTTTACCTGGGCCAATTGATGCTGCCACATTTGGAATGCTATCTGTGTCATATACATGCGCATTCATAGTTCCATTACCATCGTAGCTTAATCTAAAATACCCGAGTCCGAGTAGTCCGGCACCTGGTTCTGCAGAATAAGTATTCAGTGTTGGGTATAAGCCTAAGGTTAAACCAGTAATTGTGTCCATTAGATCCGGTGGAGTTTGGTACCGTAATAAATAAATGTGCGCAACCCCATTTGCAGTATAACGCGTACACAACCCGCGCATGTCAAGTGGATTAGTTGGAAATTGGGCGGCCATGCTTAATATATAGTATATAAATATTATTCATAAATAAAAATGCTCTCCAAATAAGTATTACTTATTAACACACGCAGGAGACATATTTACACAATAAACGGGCAAAAAAGATATGCGAGGGTTCGCACATCAATATGGTTGTCTTTCTCTAAAGAATGCCTCAAGGGTCTACCCACGCAAATTTTTACTCCTCCTCCCTACTATACGGCGCAAACTCGTCCTCGTCGTCAGAGTCCTGGTTAATGTTCCCATCATCTTCTACATCATCTTCAATTTCTACATATTTGTTATCGCGCCAAATAACCTTGTGCGTATTAAACAACCGATTCATATTTATAATTTCCGGCTTCTCGGTTTCCGCAGTAAACAGCTTCATAATCTGTTCGTCATCGCGAAACCGCACTGTATAAGTTTGCTGTATATTGTTTCTCCCAATTCGCCCCATCGCCTGAATAATCTTCTCCTGTGTAAGATTCAGGTCCTTACTCAAAAACCCGTGACAGAACTGATAATTGGTGCCATAAATATAATCGCTTGATGCAATAATCATGTAGAGCTTTTGCTCATCCGCGAGCCGTTTCATAATCTCTGTATACGTAATATTGTCGTGATTAATAAACACACCAATCCCCATTAATAAGAGAATTTTCCACGCATTGTCTACACCGTTGAGCGCCATGATATCGCACACAGTTTGTTCGTCAATATTACTCGTAAACGCACCAGTAGAGTCAATCCCGGCCGCCCATTTATCAAGATGCGTTTTTCTATTTGGAATAAAGGTGTCATTCAAGCTTGCAGACCGAATCATTGACCTATAGGCATTAATCTGTTCAGTCAATTTTGAGAGGACACCCTTATTTTCATACTCTGCCGGAATATCCTTACTGAGCTTCTTGGGGTCCTTGTTTGATTTGCTTCTACCAGTTACCTTGTGTCCACCACCAAACCCGGAAACCTCATTCTTGACGCGCTTATCGGCATTTTCCTTGATAGTTTCTACTTCGGATTCTAATGCATGTAGTTTTTCATTGATAACATTATTGTAGTCAATCTTCTTCATGATATCATCTAAAACGAGAGCAGGAATATTTGCCTGTTGCACGCAAAACTTGGCAATTTTCTCAACATCATTAGAGATGAAGATGGTGGGGCCATCTGTTAAGCTATACGCGTCCTTTGTGGTAACATATACACCCGAAGTACCCGCTGCCTGAGGCGCTATGACAGGCTTGGCCCGCGGTATTTGTTCACTTGCCAATCGCGTAATTGGCTCCCCTCCTCGAGCCCCGATTGCGGAACCCGGAGTTGGTCCAAAACTGTGCGCCTTTGCAATCTTGTTCCCCTTTGCATCTATGCCGGTATTTTCCAAAATACGCGGACACCTGGTCTCCTTGAAATGAGCATATATTTGCGGCCACTTATCAGGCGTAATATTCTGTAGAAGAGTAATGTAGTACATCTTCACGTTTTTCATGTTTATATCATCCAGCGTCTCAAAATGTCGCTCTAACCGAGTCTTTGAGTTACCAAACCCATTGGCGTTAACATATGTAATAAATTCTACCACCCCCTTCAAATCAAAGTAGCGAAGCAGCGTCATATATTCGCCGCAATGTTGCGCCACCTTCATAATTTTGTCATACTCCTCGTGCAAATAATGCGGCAGCATAACAAGGCCATCTTTGTTGATTATAGGAATAGATTTTTTGCAGTCATGACTAACAATGTTGCAGATCTCAGCCCCGCGAAATTTACTCAGGAAATCAGGCAGTGTTTCAGTCAGGTCGCATTGTTTTGGCAAAGTTGCCGACGATAACACCACGTTAGGAATACAATTTTTCTTCCAGTTTTTACGAATGGTCGCATGAAACTCGTGCTCTTCATAGTCAAGCGTAATAGTGGGTTCATCCCAATACATGATAATGTCGTTGGCTTTGAAGAACGCAAGCATATAATACATTGCAGGCAGGTAAGATTTAATGTCGCAAATCATAATCTCTACCTCACTGCCAACACTATTGTCAACCTTTCCGATACCACCAGTACGTCTGTTTATCGTGTACTCCTTCGCTGCGAAATAATGCAAACGAATATCATCTGCGCTGGCGCATCCAAACGCAAATGCAACCTTTTTATTGACGGAAATGGCCGCTCTCGCCAACGCTAATCCCACATGTCTTGCAGCACAAACGAATATAATCCTCTTCTGCTCAGACAGCGCAATAGGTGTCAGAGTCTTGCCTGTTCCGGTGGGCGCCATGTATAGTACCAACTTGGGGCTCGGATTCTTGCACACTGTAAATATTTCCTTCTGGTGTTCATACAACAACAAATCGTTATATTTTAATAGACTCTCATTTTTCTCAATAAATTCAACACCATTCTCAATGAGGGTCAACAGAGAGGTATCGCGTTCTAATACGATTAACACGCGACTCGCAAGCTCATTAATGTGGCGATTCACGCGGGCAATACTGTTTCTCATCAATTTGTACAGCGTGAAATAGTGAAAGTGGAATAATTTTATCTTGTTTTCCTTTTTGTTGAAAATGATATTTTCTATATGACTTAACAGCACATATTCGTATAAGTCGTTCTGTTTCAACGAATTTTCGTCATACCTTTCTAACCGAATCCTTTGTCCCGAATTTAATTTAACATCTGTATCGCTTTTCATTGGCTTGTATTCCTTGAATATTTTCTTCAACTCGGCCTCAATTTTGTCACCGCGCTCGCGCAAATAATTATTATACAGATAGTCCTCCATCTTTTCTGAATATTCTAGCTTTAAGAACGTAAAGATAGAATTCTTATTGTTTACCCTAATATTTACATTATGATAACCACCAACGATTAGTTTTAAAATTTCTATTTCTTGCGGCGAAACTGGAACCTCAATTGATTCCCATTCTGACTTGTTGAGTTTGCGTTGTTTCAAATCCATTTGTGATGCGATTACTGTAATTTATGCAGATAGCTTTAAGTTTATTTTAATTTCAATTTTTTTTAAAATTGAGTTGAAAGAATATAAATAAAATGGAAGTATTATGTATAATTGCCGGGATGTCTAACAACGCATACACGATTGTTTCTATTGAAGGGAATATTGGCTCTGGGAAGTCAACGCTGTTGGCAAAGTTGCGCGAGACATATGCTAACGATGCAAATATTGTATTCTTGAAGGAACCGGTCGACGAATGGGAGAAAATTACAGACGAAAACGGTGTGACAATTTTAGAAAAGTTTTATGCGGACCAGGAGAAATATTCGTTTGCCTTCCAAATGATGGCATATGTTTCCAGACTAAAGGTCTTGCGGGATGCGCTTAAAAATATTAGTGACTCGCAACAGGCCCAAAAGAGAACCATTTTGATAACAGAAAGAAGCTTGTATACGGACAAGTTGGTATTTGCAAAGATGCTTTACGATAGCGGCAAAATTGAACATGTAAATTACCAGATATATTTGAACTGGTTTGATACGTTTTCCGGCGAATTTCCGGTCCACAAGGTAATTTATGTAAAGACCGCACCTGAAAATTGCTATGCGCGAATTGGCAAGCGATCCAGAGACGGCGAGGGGAATATTCCGTTGGATTACCTGGACAAGTGCTCGCAATACCACGATAACATGTTGGACCTATCCGCAAAGGAATGCGTTTGCGGCAATCAAATAATATTGGACGGCAATATTGATATTTACGAGAATAAAGCGCAATTGGACGACTGGGTTTATGATATAAGCGCGTTTATTGGTGCCCAAAGTGTACCTGATATGTAATGAATTAATCATGAAACAAAAATGAAAAATAAAACTAAAAACACAACCAACAACTGGTTATGTTTTTTATTCGAGTAAAATGTTATTTTGCATATTATTATATCAACCACACCTGACGCGCGCGATTTTATAAATAATATGTATAACAATATAAATAAATTATGCATAACAGTGTATAATGATTAGTTTGGGATTAGCAAACTATTATGTCAATAATAAACACGAATTTATGGGTGAAGCTGGACACGAAAAATTATTAGTTGGACTAAAAAGATATATTACAAAAATTAACGATGATAATAATAAAATAGTTGGTATTGATGTTGGTTGTTGCATTGGCGATTATATACCACATTTAAATGACATTTGTATGGAACAAAATAAAAGAATATTATGTTTTGAACCCAATCCGGTAAATATTTTAGCATTAGAACCAAAAATAAACCAGGATAAAAACTTGAAATTGTTTAAGCATTGTATCTCAAATGAAACCACAACAACATCATTCTACAATTGGAAAGACAGTCATTATAATAGTGCAGGAAATGGAATAGCTGGACTAAGAAGCGGGGGCGCCAAAATATGCGACGTTGATGTAAAGAAATTAGATGACGTTTTAGATAATGAATTTATTAACGAAGACGTTATAATTAAATTTATAAAAATTGATACAGAAGGGAATGACAGCAATGTAATTAAGGGGTTTGAAAAATATTTACCAAAAACAAAATATATTATATTTGAATGTAGTGATTGTTTAGATGACATTAGAGGGCCAGGAATTAAAAATCCTATGAAGGATATTGTAGATTTTTTATCAAAAAATGGATTTGACACTTATAGAATAGGAACAAAGAAGTTATTTAAGGTAAACGATGAATATTGGCATCAAATTTACGACGATTTAAAATTTTGGTCAAATTGTTTTTCATTAAAGAAAGATGATAATTTGATACACAGTTTAATAAATGAAAATTTTGATTACACATATTAATTATTTTATATAAAACGATTTTGCGGCGGCAAATAATATATAATCAATAACATATTGTAAAAATATATAATAAATAGTAAACGCTATATTTATTATATGTCGTCCGTAATCAAGGATCAACCAGTACTCCTATGTCCGCATTGCAATGAATTTATTATAATTTCACAATTAAATTGTGGCATATTTCGCCACGGCGTCTTCAAAAATAGTGGCAAACAAGTGCACCCCCACGCTTCAAAGGAGGAGTGCGACGAGTACGCAAATCAAGGCCTAATATACGGCTGCGGCAAACCATTTCGCATTATACTAATTAATAATAATTATGAGATAGAATGCTGCGATTACGTTTAGTATTAGCGCGTGTATATATCCAGCACAACCGGGAAATGATCCGAATCATATGTACCGCAGTATTCTTTGTATTCATGATAAATAAAAGTATCGCCAATATTTTTCCTTATCGCATCCGTAACCAAAATGTGGTCTATCATTGAGTAGTCGTTATTTGACGATGTGCCGCAGTTATTGTCCGAATCCCACCAATCGCTGTATCTGCTGCTTTGCGGAATGGTTTCGGCAATACTGTAAAGCTCATATTTGCCTGCGTGGTCGCCCTTATATCCCTTCAAAATGTCCAACACCATTGATGTGGGCTTATCACTATTCAAATCGGGCACCTCTGCATCAAAATCATTAAAGTCGCCAAGCACAATTATTTCGTAGTCATTCTGAATATAATCAGCGATGACAGTCTGTAGAACTGATGCCTGCGCCTCCCGCTGCGCACATCTGGATGCCTCTGTCGGAATAGCCACAAGATGGGCCGCAATGAAGGCAATGTTCATTCCACCAAACTCAAATTCCGTAATATAATGTTTGCTAACGCCCGATGAACTTGGCGGGCCTGTATAGCCGCACTTTGACCCCGGAATGGGATAATTATACCTGTCCTCTGTTCTGTATAGGCTTTTTGACGGGTCAACGCGTGTCAACATACCAACATTTTGGCCCGTACTGCTATCAGTGCCTTTTTTTAAGTAGGGCATATAGGATGGACCGAGTTGAGCCTTTAACATGTTGAGCTCGTCACATCCCTCTATTTCACAAAAATTAATAATATCCGGATTCAGCGCCTGGACTCTTTTTACAACAGTATTCATGTGGGTTTGCGCCGCTGTCTGATTCTTCCAAGTGCACCCATCTCCAGGACAGTTCATTTCACTGTAGTAGTCAATAAAAAGCCACTCCACATTGTACTGAACAATGCGTAGTTTGGTCTTATCGCTGCGTCTATCCGACATAGTGGTCACCGCAGGACATTCAGTGTCAGCAAATGTGACGGTTGAAAATAATGCAAGCAATAAAAGCAGGGGGAGCATTCTCTTTATATTAGTCTACATAAAATATATTTAATACGTTTCTTGTATCTTCTTGTATGTTGTTTTATTTTAAATAAAAATGAGCCGAAATTAACCGGCATTCATCAATAATAATAATTGACAATGCTGCCCCACATTAAATGCGCAATTCAGGACGACCCTCCTAAAATCAAGTCCAAAGTTGCGTTTAGAATGAACTTTGATGGATGTAGTAAGGGAAATCCTGGATTATGCGGAGCCGGCGCAGCCATCTATCACGACAATGACGAGTTGTGGGGAGGTGGGCTATTTGTGGGGGTAAATGCAACAAACAATCGCGCCGAGTATTCTGGGCTTATATTGGGACTGCAAAAAGCTTTGGAGATGAATATAAAGGAACTTCATGTTCAAGGCGATAGTCAACTCGTTATTAATCAAATGACGGGAAAATACAAATGTGGTTCTCCAAACCTACTTGATCTATATGACACAGCAAAGGCATTGGAAAAGGGGTTTGTTAAGGTACACTACGAGCACATATTGAGAAATTTTAATAAGCGGGCAGACGAGCTCTCTAATATTGCGGTAAAGGATTACACGCCAAATGGCACCGCTTAATACTCTAATGTCCTAATACTCTAATAATTGTATGTTTAATGTTTGACGGGGCTTGTACTTTAAAATGTCCAGCTCCTTTTTTGTTGTCGGGAACTCGGTTGCCCCATATATATCCTGCAACATGAGCCATTCAAACAGTCCGCCAGTGTAAATATACACATTATAAAATCCAAGCGAAACAAGCTGCTTATATTTATCATATACAGTTTCGTCGTTACAATTCCGACCATAAATAATTATTTTTACACCCTTATTATTTGTCCGGATGAACGTATTAATAAGTTCGGACTCTTTATGAATGTTAACTGTATTTGGGAGCAGACACCCTTGTTCAGACTCTGTTAAGGTATTGATTAATTTATTTGCTTCTGCATTTTTTATTACATATTGAATATCTTCATAATTGATTTTTTGGATTGATTGAGAATTTCCCATACTATATCAGTTACTTAATTTTTAAATATTATACCCCGCATATATTTAAAAATAATTATGGAAAATGTCATGCCTGTCTAAACAATAGTTTATCAATCGTTGTTCTCACGCAAAATATCCGATGTAATACGATCCCTGCTGCAAACAATGTCAATAAAATAATGGAAAAACGATAGCCGGGCGCAAACAAATGAATAATATAGGCCCCAATTATGGTTAGTAAAACGTCTACAATGGCTATATTGAATATCCGAATGGAATGCACGCCCTCCCCAACTTTACCAAGCATATTCTTGTATTCACACAACATATATTACACATATAATATTTTTTCAAAATTATATATGTTTGTACATCAACTTTGTTATTACACATTTTCACATTTACTACGAAGTGAAACGCAGATTAATTCACAATATTTAACATATTTTAGATTTTATAGTTTAATTAGAAAACATTTTAAAGTTATATTTTCCTTTGCACTACATAACGGGAAACGTCTGTCGGGGGTTTTTCGTAATTCTTTTTTTAACATTTGTTTAGTCGTTCTTTTTTCATATGTTTCTGCTTCTAAATCATAAATATTTATAAATACTTTTGTTTTCAATAATTTTAGTGCTTTTGTTTTTGATGATTGAGGGTCTTCTCCAAATTGAATTAATCGCTCGTTTAACCATAATAAATTGTTTAATTTTTTTTCCATATTATTACCAATTTTTTCCCTTTCATCAATTATATTTTCTATTAACCTTTGAATTTTTTCATCGTTTATAATTTCAATAATTTTATCATATTTTTCATTATTTATTAAACTAAAAATTTTGTTAAAATTAATATTTTTATTTTTTAATTTAATTTTTACATCACATATAAGACCTTCATAAACAGATGTCATTTATAATATAAATATAATTTTTTCTTTATATTATAATCGGCGTTTCACTTCGTAGTAAATGTGAAAAGGTGTAAAATTGTTATTAATTTTTTGCAAAAGACTTGTCATGATTAATGAAACTGAACAACAATCTCAACCTCCTCCTTTTTAATGCTTTTTGTGGCCGAAATGGACAACTCCTCTCTCTTCTTGCGGGTTTTGGCATTTTCGGTTATGCTGTCCTTTCTTTTTGATGTGCTATTACGGCTATTCATGTCCTTCTCTATGGTATCATAATTTTCTTCAATATACTCAATTACCTTATTTTCAATGGCCCACTTGAAGAAATTCAGCTGCCCAATAGTAGTTTCTATGCACGTACCATTTTTATATGGGACACTTATTCTATCCCAACGACAAAAGGGGTCAAAACGCTTCTTAGAATAAGCCTTCAACTTGAGTTTGTAATCAAAGTAAACCTTGAATCGGATCATGTGACCATTTGAGTCTTCGGTTGTATACAATGTGTAATATTTCTTGGCATAGTTGGTAGCAAACCAATCCACAATGCGCAGAGAGATTTTTGACTCGCCGGTAATAATCTTTAGCATTCTACTAAGGCGATTATCCGTTTTGTAGAACTCCAAAAGGTTATTTAGTAATAATTCATTTTGCGTAGTATAATTTGCAACCGCACTCATTATGTAAAATGTTTGAATTTTATTTAAGTCGTTTGTTAAAAATACTATTTATTTTGCAAAAATAAAAACTAATACTATTATATAAAATGCAGGACCTTATGGCTACGTTTTTTGGACCTTTGAGCAAGCAATCGTGTGTTTACTTCCTCATATTGTCTATGATTTTCTTCACAGTATTGGTATTTACATTAATCGCAGATTTGTACTTTATTATCAAGAATTACAAGATAATGAACTACAAGTTTGTTCAGGGCGGCACTCTAATCGGATTTAACCTATTTATCGCATATTTTGTTAACCGATTAATGTACACAATGTGTGCGAAATCTCTCATCTAATGATGATTTAAGAGTTTTTTGCGGTCGCACGGTTCTCTCCCTGCGTCGTATTAACCGGTTTCAAGAACTGGTCTCGTATGGAGATGTCATTGACGTAACTACTTTCCCCTAAAAATGGGTTGAATCCTATTTGCTGAACCATGTCCCTTCCGGCAATCTTAGTATCCAACTCCTCCCGTTTGTTTGAGACCTTAAACGCCGCACCAGATCCAGCCTGTGTTTGATTTAATATATCCCACGTATTTTCATCATGATTTAGTGCGGACGTATATGCGGCAGAGTCCATATCTTTGCTAAACTGTTTATTCTCTAATTCTTGGACATGTTTTAAACGCCTGGATCTTTCGTATGGTTCGCCTTTAGTCCATTTCCATTCCATCTTAATAATATACATAAATCGTATTTTATATTATTAACAATCTAACTTATTGCATTTGCTTTATAATATTTAGCTGTTTTGTAAATAAGAACTTTTCGTCCGTTCTTCGCCGTCGTTTTAAATTACATTCAAGGCACGCCAGATGGAAGTTTGTTAGATTATGTCCCAGGTCGTTGTTAATTCGGTCAACCGACCATTGGCGACTTTCTCTCGAAATGTCATATATAACATCCATTTCTCCTCGGCAGTAGCGACACTTTAACTCACACTCAGTCATTTTAAGGATAACTGACTCCAGCGTTAAAAATTGGGTCTCATCATACCGCTTCTTTATTCTGTCCTGTTGTTTATATCCGGATATCTTTTTATTGATTTCTTGCAGCGCAATTTTTGACACATCATCCTCATTGTGGCAAAACCCATTATTGAATATATTCTTCACCATTTGCAGCTGATTTAAATATTCAAAGTTCTCATTTGAAAAGCTCCATTTCTCGGATTGCACGCGTTTTTTTGCTATTTTCATTGCACCTGGTTCGCTATTTAAATTCTTAATTTGGCGTTTGTTATGTATGCCTGATATACTTATTGTTTTTGAGTTATCTTCCATATATGGTATGAGATATAATATATTTGGACACTAAACTGATATAAACCTTTCCGATAAATATATATTTTGCGAAAATAGGTTAAACTCAACTCCACATACTAATATATAAATACCATGGAGGAATTACCCATCACAGGCGACGAATGCCATGAGCTTAAACACATTAAATACAAGACAATGCTTTTAAATGGTATACCAACAAATGAAACCAAACCCTCTAATGATATGTCAAATCTTGAAAAATTTCTTGAGGCGGAAAAGACGAATAATGGGAATGAGCCGTGGTGCAAATTAAACAAGACGAGTAAACTCAAAAAATTAGGTGAGTATGTTGAAAACTATAGCAAGACAAATAGTTTAGATGAGGGTGAGGTGAAACATCTTACTGCATTTTTAAAGGACAGCTTAGATAAGAAACGGTTGTCGCGCGTTAAAGACGTTATTTACGACAAGGTCGCTGGATTAATTAAGGACGTACCTGCTCTCGCTTACAACAAATCAACCCGACATTTTACATTAAAAAACATTGATAAGCGAGTTTCTACGTTAAAGTCGCTTGCGCCGAAAAAGGGCCCGGTGACCCCGCGCGGCAAATCGGCCTCGTCGTCAACAAGCAGTAAGGCTCCCTCTGTAGAGACCGATGAAAAATAATACAGAGAACCCACATGTGTGTTGTGTTTAATATACTGTCTAATTATATTAAAAACATTTAAACTACTATATAGTAATATAGCATCATGTTAATTTCTGAATTAGAAGATCTATCCGATAGTATAGACTCGTTAATATTTGAAGATGAACCAACAATATTTACGGATGATTACGCGTCGGAATTTGTTGAAACTGCGCTGCAATTGATGAGCGAATATGTAGAACTACACCCACAATCTATTTTTGACCCAGACTTTCACGATGTCCTGTTGGAAGAAACAAAGGACCTCTTATATATTCAAATGGAAGATCATATTAATATGGACAATGGTGACGACATTGAAGATGACATGGACGACATTCTTGATGACGCACTGACCATTTTTTTATCCACGTTTTACCCCGATAAATTACATAATATAAATACAGACGAAGAAATCGGCGATATTGAACAGAAAATACAACGACTGCGCGATACCCCCCAACCAGTTCAGCGAACCCCCGAGTGGTATCAATTTCGGTGGAATCTAATTACGGCCAGCAACGCATGGAAAGCATTTGAGACACAGTCCAGCATTAATCAGTTAATCTATGAAAAATGCCAGCCGTTAAAATCCGACGATGAACCGGATGAGGAAGTAAAAATGATTAATGTAAACTCACCGATGCATTGGGGACAGAAATACGAGCCGGCAACTGTCATGGTCTATGAGCACAATTATAATACGACTGTGGAGGATTTTGGCTGCATTCAACATCCGCGGTACTCGTTTGTGGGAGCATCCCCTGATGGCATTGTTGTGAACCATGACTCTGACCGATTTGGGCGAATGTTGGAAATTAAAAACGTGGTCAGTCGCGAGATCAACGGCATTCCAAAGAAAGAATATTGGACGCAGATGCAGCTTCAAATGGAAGTGTGCGATCTTGACGACTGCGATTTCTTGGAAACCAAGTTTACTGAGTACCCAGACGAATTCTCCTTTCAAACAGATACAAAAGTGAACGAGGACGGTGAACGCGAGTTACTACTATCAGCGGATAACAAGACAAAAGGGATCATTTTATATTTTAATACAAAAGAGGGCACTCCGTTTTATAGTTATAAGCCACTTGACATTATTACCACGGAGGAGATACATGAGTGGGAAGAAACCGAACTGTGCAAATACGAATCGCCGCAATATAATTATACCTTTTTGAAATTTATTTACTGGAAACTGGAAGTGTTAAGCTGTGTTCTCGTGTCGCGCGATCGCAACTGGTTTAAAAATAATATTCAACAGCTGGAAAAGGTGTGGAAGATTATTGAAGAGGAGAGAGTGACTGGTTACGCGCACCGGGCGCCCAATAAGAAACAGAGAAAGGAACCAGCCAGACCTTTTATTGAGCAAACGACACAGGGGTGTTTATTGTATTTTACCAAGGTTATCAAGGTAGATACGAGTGGAACCTAATACAGAATATTCTGCATATCAGTTCTAAATGGCATAAGATTTACCTGTGTATCAAAATATCCTACGCGCGTGCCACTATTTGGGTCAAGCGGTGGCAGCGGTGTGACAATGTTAGTGTGCGGCTTATCGTCGTGGTACAATGCGCCACACATGGAAGCGGGCATGCACCTTCCTACATCTGGGTTTTTAGGATACCGGATATTATTCGTTTCTTGTTCAAAAGAACCTACCTGGAATACAGGATAATCCATCCAAATATCATTTGCAGTGTCATTTGAAATTTGATTCTTGCCAATTGCTGGGTATGTGTCTTGAACCAACACGCGGGTCTGTGCGCCCGGAACATCACCCATTGCACCGGCTAAAGTATAATTGGAATATCCTTCGGGCCTTCTTAGAAAAGAGGTCTTCTTAAATAAAAATGGCAGCCCTACCGACAATACTAAAATAAGAAATAAGAATAGCGATTGATACATGTATATATATGTTTTAGATAATTTATTTAGATAAATTATTTAAGGTGCGAATTTATTGGAGAAAGGGTTTAAAACTATCGCACGTTTTTAAATTAACAACAATCATGGACAGTTCTGCTGAAATGAGAGTAACTAAGCGCGACGGGATATTGCAGGATGTATCATTTGATAAAATTCTGGACAGGGTCAAAAAATTAGGGCACGAGGCCGGGATCAGTATCAACTATTCATCGCTTGTCATGAAAGTAATTGACCAATTATACGACAAAATTCCTACATCAAAGATAGACGAGTTGGCGGCAGAACAGTGCGCATCTCTTTCTACGAACCACCCAGATTATGCAGCATTGGGCGCGCGCATTAGCATCTCAAATCATCAGAAGAATACAAACCCGTCCTTTGTGAAGGTTGTCAATGATTTATATAATTTTACAAACATTCATGGAAAAACCAAACCTCTCGTATCGGATGCCTTATTCGCATTTACCAACAAATTTGGCGAACAAATTGAAGCCATGATTGACCACAATCGCGACTATTTAATTGACTATTTTGGGTTCAAGACTCTTGAAAAGGCATATCTATTTAAAACAAATGACGTCGTGATTGAGCGGCCACAGCACATGTGGATGCGTGTTGCAATTGGGATTCATTGTGAATCCCAGTGTAGCAGCGATGAATGTTTGCAATTGGTTAAGGAATCATACGACCTAATGTCCCAAAAATATTTTACTCATGCAACGCCGACGCTGTTTAATGCTGGCACTCCCAGACCGCAACTATCCAGTTGCTATTTAATTGCTATGGAGGACGACAGTATTGACGGCATTTACAATACACTGAAGGATTGTGCCTCTATTTCTAAATATTCCGGCGGAATCGGCCTTCATATTCATAATATTCGCGCAAAAGGATCCTTTATTCAAGGGACAAATGGAAAAACGGATGGGCTCGTACCCATGCTTCGCGTTTTCAACAGCACCGCGCGTTACGTGAATCAATCAGGAAAAAGAAATGGATCGTTCGCAATATACTTGGAACCTTGGCACGCGGACATTGACGATTTCTTGGAACTAAAGAAGAATCATGGCGATGAAGAATTGAAGGCACGCGATCTCTTTTATGCGCTTTGGATTTCCGATCTTTTTATGGAACGTGTCAAGGACAGTGCCAAATGGTCATTATTTTGCCCGAATGAATGCGCGGGGCTATCTGATGTGCACGGCGACGCATTTAAAGAGTTATACACAAAATACGAGTCTGAAGGGCGAGCGCGAAAAACCGTCAATGCTCGCGACTTATGGTTCCGAATTTTGGATGCACAAATGGAGACGGGTACCCCTTACTTACTCTTTAAAGACGCTGCGAACAAAAAGTCAAATCAGCAAAACCTCGGCACGATTAAGAGCTCCAATCTGTGTACCGAAATTATAGAATACTCCGACGAACATGAAACCGCTGTGTGTAACTTGGCATCTATTGCGCTGCCCTCCTTTGTAGACCCAGTCACAAAACAGTTTGATTATGCCAAACTACACATGGTGACAAAGGTGGTTACAAATAATTTAAATCGCGTCATTGACATCAATTTTTATCCAACAACGAAGACCATGCGCAGCAATTTACGTCATAGGCCCATCGGCATTGGGGTGCAGGGGCTGGCAGACGCATTTGTTTTAATGGATATCCCATTTCATTCAAATGAAGCGCTTCATGTGAACAAACTAATATTTGAGACAATATATCACGGTGCGCTTGAGAAGAGCAATGAAATTTCTATTGCGCGCCGAACGCATATTCGCAGCCTATTAGATGATAGCAATAGGCCAAGCATGAATAGTTATTTAAATGAATATGATATTCAGTTACTATCCGCGGTTGACGACCGACACGTTGGTGCATACAGCTCATTTGCGGGGTCCCCTACTTCAACCGGAATTCTTCAATTTGATGCCTGGAACGTGACCCCCACTGACCGATACGACTGGGCGGGCCTTAAACAGTCTATTGTGGAGAATGGTATTCGCAATTCGCTGCTTGTCGCTCCCATGCCAACTGCATCTACGTCACAGATTCTCGGATACAACGAATGTTTTGAGCCATTTACAAGCAACCTGTACTCGCGGAGAACATTGGCCGGCGAGTTTGTGGTCGTCAACAAGTATTTAATGAAGGAGCTCATTGCACTCGGGCATTGGAATGAGCAAATAAAGAACAATATTATTGCAAATAAGGGGTCTATTCAACAATTAACCGTTTTACCGGAACACATTAGAAACAAGTACAAGATTGTTTGGGAGATCCCGATGAAACATCTTATTGATATGTCAGCAGACCGCGGAGCGTTTATATGTCAAAGTCAGAGCCTGAATCTGTGGTTAGAGGACCCAACTTACAGCACGCTAACCAATATGCATTTTTATTCGTGGAAAAAAGGGCTGAAAACAGGTATTTACTACTTGAGAAGAAAGGCGAAACATCAGGCGCAACAATTTACGATTGAACCTGAACTTAATGAGGCGCATAACAACGATACGCACAACAACGAGGCGGAAGATATATGTGAAATGTGCTCTGCTTAAAATTTTATATCATAAAAAAAATATTTACATGATACAAAATTGCTACTATCTATATATATCTATATCTAATCTCTGTATAAGCCGACTAAAGGGCATTACGCGCCCGAATCAACTCCTTATATTTATTGCACACCTCATTCAAATCTAAACTCCCCGTCATCATCATATAACATCTGAGAGTGACGAGAATGTCTGTTAGCGAGTTGTGCAGATTATTTGGAATTGTTCGAAACAATTTTTGATGCAACTCAATTAACTTTGGGAATTTATTATATTCTTTACCCAGCTTTGTCACGGCCTTGATTGCACACAAATCTATTGATTCTTGTAATGTGCAATAAGTGTTTTTAAAATTCGCAATCTGGTGTAAATTATTTTTATTGGTACCAATGTCATCGCATTCACTATTTGGAGCGGAATCATAAATCATTCTGAGTAATTCCACAATAACCAAATTTACATCAAATGAAATGTTATGCCCTACCAGCCGATCTGCTGTGTGTAAGTCACGAAAGAATGCCCGAAAGACCTGGCTCAAGCTAATGCCTTCGGTTTGCGACATTTGGTTTGTAATCCCATGAATGGCCGTTGATTCTGCTGGTATATTTATACCGGCGCCCACCTTCACTATGTTGTCCCCCACAACAAGCACGTCGTTCAATTCGGTATCATAAATTAGATAACTAAATTGAACAATGTGCGGCCATAAATGAAGGGCATCGGGGTTTATAATTTTTGTCTTTGGGAGACCTGTGGCCTCCGTATCAAATACTAAAACGCGCATTTAATTAAATTAATTGGCGGCAAGGTTTTAAGCCGTTGCATTGAAAGTATTTGTTGTCTTTGTGCGTTTGTTCGTTTCAATTTTATTCGTAATTGGGCAGGCGCATGCGCTGTATGTTCAATTAAAATTCTCCTTTGCATATCCAATGACTGCACATGCAATTCTTTTGCCAGCATTCCCTGTCTTTAGGCTTTCTGCGTTTCCTCCGTGCCCACAATCATCCTCATCTGCATGAATAATGAGGCCTCTGCCAAGAATATTGCACCTTGTGCCTCTAAGTTTGATACCGTTATCGTAAAAACTATATACCGCCTCTCCCTTTGCGTTGGTACTCAAATTGCCTAAATCGCCAACATGTCTCTCTTTCATTCCGGGACACCCGTGCGTTTTTCCATAAGGATTGAAATGAGCACACATGCTGGTACATTTATCGGTCAAATCTCCTGCCTCGTGAACATGAAAACCGTGAAGGCTATTTGGAGAGAGACCTTTTACACTGACATCAATTCTAACACGATTTGCGTCTACATCTTCAGTAAAGCGGACAGTCCCCTTAATGTTATCGTTATTAAATACTGCAATTGCGTAAACCGCACTCACGTAAACCGGGGTTAGACCTTTCATGTTTGCCATGTTATTTACTTACTCGCTATAAAATATTTTGAGCGCGGCGACTAAAGAAAAAAGTATGTATGCTCATAAATATTGTTATTTATCGTATATTTGTCGTATATTTATCGTATATTTATCGTATATTTATCGTATATTTATCGTGTGAATTTTACACATAATTTTTACATGTACCAAAGCTTCGCCTGTGCCAAATAGTAATGCCGTGTTCCTTTATACCGTCCAAATGTCGCTTTGCGCCATACCCCTTGTTAGAATCTATACCATAATGCTCAGACAGCGTCGGATTCTGTTCGCACAATTCTGCAATGTAGCGGTCCCGCTCCACTTTTGCCAATATAGATGCCGCCGCAATCGCCGCGTATTTGTTGTCGCCGCCTTCAATAGTTACATGCGGGATCGTTTCAATCCGATTCGTTGCCTTGTTTAAATATGTCACTGGTTTGAAATAATTACCATCAATTAACAGGTGAATCGAATAATCCTTTCTCTCTTCCTTCCCGTCCTCCTTTGACTTTTTGACAAACTGTTTCCTAACTTCTGCTATTGCACTGTGCATGGCCGTCTGCGTTGCCTGTAAAATGTTTATCTCATCAATCTTCTTTTCGTCTTCAAAACTGATGTACCATGCCAGCGCGTTTTCCTTTACATATTGCGATGCCTCTTCTATCTTCTTTTTTGAATGAAATTTTTTGCTGTCCTTTACCATTGAACAATCAAAACTGCCATCTTTAGGTAAAATCACCGCCGCTGTATACACTCTACCAAACAGCGGACCTCGCCCCACCTCATCCACCCCGATTTCAAATATACTCGGATCTTCATTATAACACAATTTTAATGTGGGCTGAATAACCTTGCGTTTGACGGCCTTCGTCTTCTTAGCAATGGTATCTGCGCACTCGGATTCGGACGAGTCGTCAACAATTTCTGCACACTTGTAGTCGTTTGGCATGATAACATATAATGGTAGTATAATTTGCGTATTGTCATTCAATTTTAATATAATATATGTCTCAAACTTTTTTCACCATATAAATTATACAATGAATACTGACGCATTATTTCTTTTCTTAATTCTACTATTAGGGTTAGTTTTCTGTTCAGTTTTAGGAGGTAATTGTGGCGCCGAGGGATTTGATTCGGGAAATGCCGATGGTACGTCGGGCAACAGTTCTACCTCTACAAATGGAGCTTCTACAAGCGGTGCCGTCAATTATGATAATTATAACCACTATAGCGGTTCTTCTACCCAATTGGCAAACGGAACCACCTTTTATGGTAAGAATGGCGGATATGTTGTAGTCAGTTCTAACCAAGACGGATCTCAGGGTCTGCGGGTTGTGGTTGCGGGAGGTGCTAAGCCCATCTCGTTTTCGTCGCAAAGCCAACCAATGCAAAGCCAACCAATGCAAAGCCAACCAATGCAAAGCCAACCAATGCAAAGCCAAGCCGGCGCTGGCGATAATAGTAGTTCCACATTTTACGGCCCGAATGGCGCATCTGCCACTGTGGCTATGAATGCAAACGGTCAACAATCTATTCAGGTTCAAACCGCGTCAGGCTCTTATGACTTTTCCAGTGGTTACGGACAACCCGACTCAAACGCTGTGGCAACAAGCGCGGATTCTATAACCTCCACACAGTACTATGGAAGTACTGGTTCCCCCGTCCAATTAAGCGGCTATAGCTTGGCATACCAAGGAACCGGTGGGTCGGCCAATCCATCCACAATGTCCTCTCCATCCACCATGTCGGCCCCGCCCACAACATACGATTACTCCGGCAGCCTCCCCCAAGGAATTCCTGCAAGCCAAATCCCGCGCGGACAGGAAGACATGTATATTCTAAAATCGGAAATTGTCCCACCCGTGTGCCCTGCATGCCCTACATCTGCCGCATGCCCTCGCCAAGAGAAATGCCCGCCGTGCCCTGCATGTGCCCGTTGCCCGGAACCATCGTTTGAATGCAAAAAGGTCCCCAACTATAGCGCGATTAACAACGATTACCTTCCGTCTCCCGTTTTGAACGACTTCTCGTCCTTCGGCATGTAAATAAGCCTATATTTATAGGTTTGTGTTTTACGTTTGTTTTTTGTGTATATTACAATTCAAGTGCAATTAAATTGTAATATAGTTTATATTTTTTCACGGGCCGCTCAGTCTCTGGTTTTGATGCATTTTTTGTCCATCTTAAATGTAGCGGTTTTGTCTTCTTGAGGGACAATGTTGATAACACATCTGGATTTTTTCCCGTATAATGGTTCCGTGCAGCCCTTCTCCTTCTTCTTTCGCGTAGATGACTGCTTGAAGTTAAATACCTTGGGCTTTTCATCTGTACATCTTGACCTAAAATGTTCATATCGCTCTCTCACGTCGCAGTACGATAGGTTGGATTTTTTGTGTAACATTTTGTTTACCGTTTCGTGTAATTCATAAACGTACCGAGAAAACGTCTCGCGATTGGCCATGTGGCATGCAAGCAGGGGCTTCTTCTTAAGGTTATTCGCAAGGTTTATGCGGCAATATTTGCACGGTAACACGTGTTTAAGACTTACAATAAAATCCTTATACTGCTTTTTATTCTCTGGTGTTGGGTTTACAGGATAGTTAAAGCTCATCATGTGAAGATAATGCCACATTGCCGGCCCCCACGACATTGTTAACATACCGTCGCCAGAATTGTAGTCCTTTTTTGTAAACACGCGCCTCCTTGTTTTATTGTGGGTGTTTCTATTTTTACGCGTTTTGGTCATGTATATACTATTAAAATATAAAAATATTAAAATAAAATATACTTAAAATTTATATGAATTCTCCTACTCCGTTTAACTTGATGGTATTTACCGATTCTACCAAAAATCTGTGTATATGCTCAGCCCTTTCCATCTTTATTATAGTTCTATTTGTAATCAGCCCATTATGCAACCTTGTTAAATTGTCGGCCTTTATGAAATTGGTGGTTTTAATGTTATTGATATACACTCTATATTTAAACCATGCACAAACAAAGTTATTAAGGGAAGCTCGCCAAATTGCCCACTCAGAACAGGTGAACGCTCAATTGGGTATGAACATTTTGTGCAGCTACATTTTTACAACCTTTATCGCACTCCTATTTGTTTACGTTATTAAGAGTCTTTTCTAATTTAGAAAAAGCGGTTTGTTTTGGCGCCTTCTTAATGTCCATGATCTTTTTGTAGTACAGTTTATCGCTTGAAAGGCCGTATTTTTTAATTTCAATTAAACCTCCAGTACTTGTTCGGAACAACATAGTTATGCTATTCACTACTTACGCATAAATCTTTATATTGTATTCTGTATTCGTTAAAACAGCACCTAAATTTCTTCTGGGATAATATATATACATGTATCCCGCCCCAACTCTACCTATAGGAGGAACTTCCTTTTCTTTTGGAAGCCTTTTAACTCGGACAAATATTCTTATTGCTCTCGCAGTCATGACTCTCATTGGTTTTCTTGTGTATTATTTTTATGTTGTTCCGCACGCAAAAACCCCCCAGCAGTACAAACCAAACAGCGAACATGTGGAACTCGGAGCCACCGACGATAAAAGTGCAGAATTACTATTTTTCTACGCCGACTGGTGCCCTCACTGCAAAACCGCGAAGCCGATTTGGGAGGAGTTGAAGTCCGAATACAAGAATAAAACTATTAACGGATATCACGTCGTCTTTACCGATGTAAATTGCTCTGAAGAAACTGCCGAGGTGGAGCGCATGATGAATCAATATAGCATTGAGGGCTACCCAACAATTAAGCTGTTGAAGGATGGCCAGATCATTGAATACGACGCAAAGCCTTCAAGGGACACCCTCGTGCAATTCTTGAACACTGTCCTTTAATTTGTCGAGGAAACTCGTGGCCGTTCCTATGCCGCCGTTGAACAGTTCGCGTCTGGCATCTACGCTGCTTGCCGCTCTTCTTAAAACGTCAATGCTTAAATAGCTTGCATCACATATGACCTCATTTTTAATTTCTTGTTGTTCGTTCTCCGTGTTGAATCGCGAAATTGTAGTAAATAAAAAGGTCGTCATAAAATCCAGTATGGTTGACTCAGAATTGATAACTGTTTTCTGAACATCATATTTGTTTTTAAACCCCAGTATTTCATCAGGTAGCTTGCCTGATTCAATACAATAGTTTAGTGGATAGTTGCATGAGAATCCGCCGTCAATATAACATTTGTCCTCTATGCAAACCGGTGTAACCAAAAGTGGCAGCGCGCATGACATTTGAATCGCAGATAAGAGAGATAACTTGGGGTGTGTCAAATACGATACATCGTGAATCTTGTATTCATTGATTTCAAATGCAAATAGATGTAGTTCTATATTTGATAATTTATAAAAGTCCTCCAGGTTTACATCCATGTTTATATCTTTAGCATCTAACAGTGGTCTAAAGCATTTTTCAAACGTTTTTATGTCAAATACCCCCTTCTTGGTGTAGGCGTCAAATATGTTTTGTACCTTGACTGGGAAAACATCTTGCCATGGTCGTTTAATAATATAGTCGCGGATTGTTTCCCAGTCAAACCCCAGACAAAGTATTGCGCCTACAATTGCACCTGCAGATGTTCCATAAATAGATTTGATTTCTTTGAGGTCAAGGTACTTATTCTCCTCAAGATGTTGGATTGCGCCTAATACATGAACCAGGACCGGCCCTCCTCCCGAGATTACTAAGTGTTTAATTGTCATTAATTACAAATAATGCAGTAATTTTAATTAGTTTTTTTCTCAAATGAATTTAAATGGCAAATATATTTACATTAGAAAATGTAGAGGCCTTTTCGGAAAAACTGAACATAGATGATTTGTACGAGAAGAAGAAACAACAGGACCTGAATAAACTGGCGCTGTTTAATAAAATTTTGAACAGAATTCACGTGAAGATTAAAACCGTTTCGCGGCAAAAGGTAGATGAGCAGTATTGTTGGTTTTTGGTGCCTGAAACCATTATTGGAGTCCCGAAGTATGACCAGGGATCCTGTATTGCATATTTAATAGATAAGCTAACGGTTAATGGGTTTAATATTCGGTATGTTCATCCAAATACATTGTTTATCTCGTGGATGCATTTTGTACCGTCTTATGTAAGAACCGAGATTAAAAAGAAGACGGGTATTGTTGTTGATGAATATGGTAAGAAGGTTGAAGAGACAGGCGGTGATGCGAATATGAAGACAATCACAAATAGCGCACCACCCGATCCCAACGACTTTATGTTGAATTTGAAGAGTCAGGATATGTCGCAGAAGGGGAAACCTGCCAAGAAGGAATATACACCTATAAAATCGTACAAACCTTCTGGCAGCTTAGTTTATGATGATGACATTCTAAATAAAATTGGCGATAGGTTCCTTTAAGGGGTGCACTATTTACTACATGATGTAAGGGGGATTGCAATTTTCGGCTAAATTTCTTCTCTACAGGCTGTAGAAGAGGGGCTGTTTTTTACTTGGAAAGTATTTTGGGAAAGTTGAAATTGGACAAAAAAAATGTCCAAAAACGGATTTGCCAAAATACTTTCCCCAAAATACATGTTTTGTGAGCATAATTGAAATTTATGGTCTGGTCACCAAAAAAATAATTTTCAATTTGTGACGGTAATTTTTTTATTATTTTTATGAAAAATGCTTAAACTTATTTTCTGTGGCTATATTATGGCAACGGATGGCAACCAAATTAAGCAAAAAAACAGCAAAAATTATTGCTGCAAACTTTGTGACTATACAACCGTGCGAAAGAGTAATTTTGATGCGCACAATTTAAGTACCAAACACAAAACGGCAACAGATGGCCACAATGCCAAGCAAAAATTAAGCAATAAATTTGAATGCGAGTTTTGTAACAAGGCGTATAAGGACAGGACCGGCCTGTGGAAACATAACAGCAAAAATAACTGTTCTAAAAAATGCATTCCTATTACGGATAATGATAACGACAGTGACAATGATAGTGATAGCGACACTGTAGTAACAAACAATACAACAAACAAGGATGAATTAATTAATTACCTTATGAAAGAAAACCAAGAGTTCAAAAACTTAATTTTGGAAATTGTCAAGAAGGACACGCACAATAATTGTAATAACACTACAACAAACTCGCACAACAAGGCCTTCAACCTGAACTTCTTCTTAAACGAAACATGCAAGGATGCGATGAATATCATGGATTTTGTTGATTCTATAAAGCTGCAATTGTCAGATTTAGAAAAGGTAGGAGAACTTGGGTATGTGGAGGGAATATCCAACATTATCGTGAAGAATTTGAATGAACTTGATGTTACTCAAAGACCCGTCCATTGTACGGATAAAAAGAGAGAAACAATGTACATTAGAGATGAAAATAAATGGGAGAAAGACGAATCAAATAGCAAAATCAAAAAGGCAATAAAACGGGTAGCATCCAAGAACCAAAGATTGTTGCCCAAGTTCAAAGAGGCGCATCCCGATTGCGGCACATATCATTCCAAATATTCAGACCAATATAACAAAATTATTATAGAATCTGTTGGTGGCTCTGGTGACAATGATGCAGAAAAGGAGGAGAAAATCATCCGGAATATCTCCAGGAATGTCATAGTTGAGAAGTAGGGTGTTATTTCATACACTATTGGGTTTCTCCCTTGTTACAATTGCTTGATACTTGTCGGGCGGTTCTACTGCAAAATTAACAGGTATTATTTTACTATAATGCCGCGTAAAATATCTATAACACAAGAATATCAGCAATAAACACGCGACGCTACCAAATGTCACGCCCGCAGCTGTCTTGCTTGTTTGACAGCAATCAGACCGCTCTTGACCGCAACAATATTCGGTTCCGTCTTCACTGCACAACGTGTTACTATTTATACTTTCATACCAATAACATTGGGCGGCGTTATATTTCACATGGCATCCTTGAGAGCTGCACGCGCTTAAATTAATGGCCGCGGTAGGCTGAACTGTCGGCACAAGCAAAGACGACGCATATACTATACAGGTTACTATATTCTTTGCACAGCAGTCATACGTTCCATTACTATTTAAACAAGTAGTTTGGGGATTGCACGCATAGTGATTGATTCCAATTGAGAAATTGCACACTACATTGTACATTCTATCAGTTGGACAGGTTAAACACGTTGACATTGGCAATAGATTATCAATATATATTTTTACATCTGGTATATATTGATGCACAATATCAATTTTAATATTTTTGTCCTCTAAAATAAATGGACGATGCGGCGATAAGCATCACGGAAAAGAATCAATGATTATTAGGAAGCGCCACTATAGAACTAATACACTCAGAAAATAATATATGTTGTTATTGTATATGTCAAATAATTCACTAAATAAATTAAGGGCAGTGAGAAACAAAACACAGAAGAAGCGCCAGGCACTCGTTAATAGTTTACAAACATTAACTCCCGAACAAAGGTCCGTCGTATGTAAAACGTCTACAAATGCATTTGACACATTTGAGGATAAAGCGGAGGAGAACCTTAAAAAAAATAAAATTGACGTTCTTTCAACCAGCTATAATTTAGAAAATAAAATTGTGGCGGATTTAAAGAAGGCGGTAAACCCAAGCAATGTTCAGCCGAACCAAGACTACTACTCCTACATAAACGACCGATGGATATCCAGCTATGAGCTGGACGAGGCCCAAAAATACATTGTTCAGGTGGATGACTTTAGAATTGTTCAGGACAAGGTTTACAGAGAGCTGATTCAGATAATTGAAGAGTACATAACAAATCCGGAGACAAAGGACACCAAGAAGGCAAAAAGTATTAAAACGGCGTATACGTCATTTAAGGGTTTTAATACGACGCAGCAAGTACGATGCGCCGCTGCCGCATTCGCAGAATATATGGACGAGGTCATTAAGGACCCCGCAAATTTGTGGATAACATTAGGGAAGGCTAACAGAAACGAAATCACCTCGGCCGGTAGTCCATTTGTGTGGTCGCTAAACCCCGACGAAAAGAACCCCAAGGTATACAAGTGTTATTTGGAGCCGCCACAGGTAACCCTCATCGACATTGACGTGTATTTTGATGATGCAACCGACACTGAAGCAGATACCAAATACAAAAAACACTACAGATCCGTCTACTTTAAATACTTAACTGGACTATTTGCCGACTGTTTTGGTGAAGATAATGGATTCAATGTAAAGGACGTGTATGACACCGAAATTGAACTATTAAATGCTATGTCGTGCGACGTAATTAAGGAGTCGGACGAAGATGGGTATAATGTGGTTACAAAGGATGAAGCATTGAAGATCTTTGGGTTTAACTGGGAGGAATTCTGTAAGAGCATGGGTTTCACAGACATACCATATAGTTTTGTAACGTCAAATATTAACTACTTGATGTGTGGAACAAAATTGTTGCTTGAAAGATGGAATAGCCCACAATGGCGAACATACTGGATTTATTTGTACATTCGTCAACAATCAAGATGGAGTGAAACTGGCTTCCAAAACTTCTACGATTTTGAAGGGAAGTTTGTTAGAGGTCAGGAGAAACGTGTCGACCCGGCCATCCGACCCGTCTTCTTCATGGGCTTCCTATTTAACACGTTTTTGAGTAATGAATATATTCGCAAATATAAAAACGAACAAGCCATTAGTTACGTCAAGACAATGGCCGAGGACCTTCGGACTGTCTTTATTCGAATTATTAAGCGCAATAAATGGATGCAACCAAAAACAAAGGAGAAGGCGCTGGAGAAGCTGCGCACATTAAGCCTAACCGTAGGTTCGCCACCCGTATTGCGAGAGGACCCTCTATTAGATTATAAAGCAGACGACCCATGGGGCAATTTAGTAAAAATGACACTTTGGCGACATTATGCAGCGATTAAGTTGGTCGGGAAACCCGTAATAGACATTCCTGTTATAGACTGGACACAAATTCCGCCCAAATTTATAGGAACCCAGTCCTACGTGGTAAATGCAATGTACACCCCAACCGAAAATGGAATCTATATTCCTTTAGGATATGTTCAAAAGCCATTTGTAGATTTAGAAGAGAGAGGGTTAGAGTATAACCTGGCCCGAATAGGGTATACCATTGCACACGAAATGTCGCATGCGCTTGACGACTTTGGAAGTAAATACGACGAAACAGGTAAGTTGAATAATTGGTGGACAGAAAAGGACAGAAAAAAATTTCAGCAGATTCAGAATAACATCATTGAGCAATACCGTGTTTTCGCCTCCTATGATGGCATAGATTTTGATGCGGCGCCAAGTATAGGCGAAGATTTGGCTGATATTTCGGGGTTGGCGATATGTCAAGAATATTTAAGAGACTTTCAGATTAAAAACCAGGATATTTTGCCAATCAAGGCGCTATCGTTCCGGGCATTCTTTGTTTATTTAGCAATTCAGTCAAGGCAGAAAATAAGCAAGCGTGCCATTTTGGCACAACTAAAGACAAACCCCCATCCTTTAGATAAATATAGATGCAATGTTCCGTTGTCCAGAACCCGGGTATTTAGGGCGATTTACAAGGTTAAAAAGGGCGATAAAATGTGGTGGCCGTCGGTTAACACTGTTTGGAATTAATTTAGAAATAATTTTGTCAACAAAAATTTTTTCCCAGGGCGTTTAATTTTTTTGTGTGGTATATATATAAATGTCAAGTATGATGTCGACTCGTTCAAGATCCCGTAGTGCCTCTCGCTCTGCTGCCCGCGGACGTTCTGCTTCTCGTGGACGTTCTGCTGCCCGCGGACGTTCTGCTTCTCGTGGACGTTCTGCTTCTCGTGGACGTTCTGCTTCCCGTGGACGTAGTGCTTCCCGTGCCCAACAAGGTGGCCGCACCATGCGCCGTGGACGTTCTGCTGCCCGTGGACGCTCTGCCTCCCGTGGACGCTCTGCCTCCCGTGGACGCTCTGCCTCCCGCGGACGCTCTGCCTCCCAACAAGGTGGTCGTGCCCGCGGACGTAGCGCAAGACGTGCTCGTGGACGTAGCGCGAGACGTGGACGCTCTGCTTCCCGCGGACGTTCTGCAAGACGCGGACGTTCTGCAAGACGCGGACGTTCTGCCGCCCGCGGACGTGCCCGTGCTGCCGCTCGTGCCGCTGCCCGCGCTCGCTCTGCTGCCCAACAAGGCGGTCAGATGACGGATTCCATGATGGGAGCTCCTGTGATGGAGGAGGAGGAGAAGGTGGCTTACATGGGAGGCCGCAAGCGTGCCCGCAGCATGGGTCGCAGCATGAGCAGCCACATGATTTAAGGTGATATTTCCAAGTAGAACCTAAAATCTGTCCCCAAATTAAGTGCCAATTCGGTATAGAATTAGTTTAAATATTTAATAATCGTAAATATTTAATATCCAAATATGTATATATGACTACAAGACGTGATAAGAAGGCCCGCATGGGTGGAAATAAATCAAGAAAACAACACAGGACGCTAAAAACAAAAACCGGCAAAAGATGGACGTCGGCAATCAGTGCGGCCTCAAAAACGCTTACAAAAACAAAATCCCTTACTGCTGCAAGAGAGAGCCTAAGACGGCAGGCGCTTTCAAATGCCCGCAAACTATTTGGTGCAGTTGGTATATAAAAATAAAGTTGTCATTTATTTACATGATAACTTTATTGTAGAGAACCTATACTTTACATGGTAGACGATGACGTAGATGAAGATGAAGTAGATGAAGATGAAGTAGATGAAGATGTAGACAGAGGCACAACCGCAGGCGCCTTAGCAGGCACAACCGCAGGTGCAGGTATAACCATCGGTGCAGGCTCCGCACTACTTTGCACCTCTTTTATTAACTTTGCGGCCTCCGCTTGTAGGTTATTAATCTGCTTCTGGGTAGTCTCAAAAATCTTAGATTCAACAATTACCTCATATAATTTAACCCCATTCACGTAATCTTGCTCGCATTTTACGTACAAATTGATAATAAGTCGCCGGGTTTTTTCAACCGCCTTTTGTAACGAACTCTCGGTCAATTTTGGGTTAATGCGGATTACCTTTTTACCGTTATAAGGGTCAATCACATAAGTAAACAGGTCGTTTATAACCTCCAACAGCTTAGATTGGTTTGCCGACGCCTCTTGAATCATTTGCTTTATGTTTTTGGCATATGCTTCAAATAATTTATCATTCTTATTGAGCGTAATCTTGCTTTTCATAATTGGGGTTGCGGCCTGACATCCAGGTGTCTTGCTGTAATCTCTCAATTTGATGTCGCTGAACTGTGTTATGTCGCTGGGCATAGTTGCGTTGCCAGTAAAGGCAGTATAAAACACTTTAAGGTCATTTAAGTGTTGCGCCTTTGTTTCGTCAGACATTCCGGTAAAAGTCCCATTAGAATAGTCGTACTTATCATCCAAGTATAATCGCGTAAGCTCCGCAATGCCGGGCTCATCAGCAAGCGTCATAGTTTGGCCAAGTTTATTAGTATTCATGCTGCAAATTGTTGGCTTTAGCGATACCATGCCTGGTGCGGCCTCTTCGGCGGCTTCCCTGCTAAGGGCTCGAATTCTATTATCGCAAATATTTAATCTATAAAGCTTCCGGTTTACCGCCTTAGGAATCTTATCCTTCTCTAATAGCCCGGCCTTAACAGTATTACCTTCAGCGTCCTTGTAGGTGTAGACAGGGTTAATAGTCATAACAATTGCCGAAAATACATGGGCGATCTTGATGTAAAACTTGGCTATGCCTATGCAAACCCGCCGCTTCAAAATGCTCTTTTTCGCATCATTGGATATGTCTAAACTATCAAGCATGTCTTTGCTAATAAAACTAACCTGTCCCGTAGCAAGGTCGTTAGTTATCACTCCATCCCTGATCCGCTGTTCAAGGTACGTAATGTCCATATCTGTAAAATATTTTTGAATAATGTCAGCGGTTAAGACGACAAGGTTATCACAGTATGCCTTGTCAGAAAGATTGCTTAAACTCTTAAAATCCATTGTAAGTATATAGTGAGTGGCAATATAGTCAATCGCATCATAGAAGCTACCAAACCCTTTTTCTGCATCAGTGCTCGCATTATTTGAAAAAACTCCTCCCATATACTATACCGTCTTAAAAAATATATGAGAATAAAATATATTTATTTTGATTTAAATTGATTTAAATTGATTTAACTTGGATTTTACTTTGATTTAACTTGGATTTAACTTTGATTTTAAAATTGATTTTGAAATATATTATATTCAGGAAGATAATAAAAAGATGAGCAAAGACAAAAGCCAAAAACGTAAAAATAATAACATAAATAGGACAGAATTGTGGAATATATTTGATTCAGAAGTAGAACGGCCCGATAAAAAGGCGGTTCCACTTGAATGTATGTATGGTTCCGGGAATAGAGAAAGTTGTGAACGATGTGAGAGTAGTTTAGCATTTTCTGAAGAAGGGTTCTTGACATGCACAAACAATAAATGTGGCATTATTTACAAGGACCTGGTTGACCACGGTGCCGAATGGAGATATTATGGGGCGGACGATAATCAAAACTCCGACCCAACGCGGTGTGGTCTGCCAATAAATCCGCTCTTGGAGGAATCGTCATATGGGTGCAAGGTATTGTGTTTAGGACCCATGTCGTATGAGATGCGAAAGATACGACGATATACCGAATGGCAGTCTATGCCATACAAGGAAAAGTCCCAGTACGACGAATTTCAAATAATTACCGTTATGGCGCAGAACTCGGGGATTCCTAAGATGATCATTGACGATGCAATTGTTTACCACAAAAAGATTTCGGAGTACGAGATGACATTTAGAGGCGACAATCGTGACGGCATCATTGCGGCCTCCATCTATATCGCATGTAGAATAAATAATTACCCGCGAACCGCCAAGGAAATTGCGTCCATATTTCGGCTGGATGTAACAAGTGCAACAAAGGGGTGCAAAAATGCGCTGTCCATTATCAATAATTTGGAAAAGGATATGGACAACAAGGAAAAAACGAATTTCGGCAAAACGAAACCAGAAGCGTTTATTGAAAGATATTGCAGCAAACTGAACATCAATACTGAGCTCACTCGCCTGTGCCACTTCGTTTCTATGAAGATAGAGAAAATGGACATTATGCCGGAAAACACCCCGCCGTCTATTGCTGCGGGAATCGTGTACTTTGTTGCGCAAATCTGCAAACTAAACATAAGCAAGAGGGATGTCAAGAATGTTAGCGAGACAAGCGAGGTCACTATAAACAAATGCTTTAAAAAGCTGGAAAAAATATCAAAAGATGAAACCATAATCCCAGCTGCGATATTGAAAAAATACAATTTGGACCTGGGAAAATAAGCAGTCAAGAGCGATAATCTGAAATTGTGCAATTGTACAATTGTGTAAATAGTTCTTTTTTGCGAAAAAAAACCTGTATTAAGGGTATAATGTCGGCTGAAGATAAAATACCTAAACGCATTTTTATTGTTCCGTATAGAAATCGGGTTCAGCACAAGTTCTTTTTTAGCAAGTATATGAGTTATATATTAGAAGACAAGGACGATTATGAGGTTTATTTCTCTCACCAATGCGATGCCAGAACATTCAACCGTGGCGCCATTAAAAATATCGGGTTTCTTGCCGCAAAAAATAAGTACCCTCAGCACTATAAGGACATCACCTTTATATTTAATGATGTTGACACAATTCCGTTCACAAAAATATTTGATTATGAGACGACGCATGGTGTAGTAAAACATTACTATGGATTTAAGTACGCTCTGGGCGGAATCGTGGTAATGAAAGGCGCCGATTTTGAGCGGACAAATGGGTTCCCGGGATTCTGGGGCTGGGGTATGGAAGACAATGTCCTGCAAAAACGATGCGAGGCAGTAGGATTAACGATAGATAGAAGCGTTTTTTATAATATAGGAAGCCCCGAGATTTTGCAGCTATTTGACGGCATATCAAGAATCATATCCAAGAAGGATCCGTGGCGCGGAGAACATGATGACGGCGTGGATGGTCTAAGAACTATAAGCCAATTAAAATACACCATAGACGCTAAATCAGAAAACCCAAGTGACAATATATTTACGGTAAATAATCCAAGAATATCAGTAGTCAACGTTTCCACGTTTTTGACGCATGTTCCATTTGGCACAGAAGAGTATTATAACTACGATCTAAGGGAGCCCAAGCGAAAAATAATACATCCAGATAGGATACGAGAGACAACAAAGACTATCGCGTCAACCCAGGATTGGACAAACATCCCGTATTATCCAACCACGCTGGAAAAAAAGGAAAACATGGTAAAATATTTGACATCCATGGGAAAACAGGTGCCGCCCGCATTATTGCAGCAAATTGCGGTTGCAAGGCAGGCGGCGGTTGAACAGGATGCTTTCAATTCATTTACGCCAAATGCCCCACCCCATCCTCCCCCACAACAACACCCACAACAACAACGACAACAACACCCACAACACCCACAGCCCAGAGGGCCTCCCCCGCATAAATATTCGCCTCAATATGCAGCATATGTTGGAGCGAAACCAAGAGCGCAGGCCAGCGCAAGAGTCGGCATGGGCGGCTCATTTTAATCCTTTCGCCAAACATAGACCATCTCAGTGTGGTCGTTTTGTCGCTTAGATTTTTTTAACGGGAATGCCTCACACGGCTCCCCGAGAAGTCCGCGCAAAACGTTGTCAAATACCTCCTTACACACATTTATTATATAATGACCTCCACTCTGAAGACCATTATATGTCTTGCCAAATAGCGGCCGGTAGAACCGTTCGTCCATATCCTTCTTTGTCTCGTACTTCACATTGTTTGCATATTTTTCAATAAAGTAATAAGGCGGAGACGCAAATACGGTGTCGTAGACCATTCCCGAGTAGTCAACCGAGAGCGCATCGCATATGCGCACATCAAAAACCGTCGCACATTTTGTCTGCAAATATGCAGTCATATTGTTATATGGTTGTAGTAAGTCGCTATTGATTTCAATGCCATAATGGGCCTCCAAGTTTAGTGCGGCGGCGGCGACAGTTGAACCGCCCCAACCAGCGCAAAAATTCAGCACCCGTTTCGCATTGTATTTGGTATAAATTTCCATACAATTTAGCGGGCGCATTATGTTAATGGCACTTATGCATATATTGTACACTTCTTTCAGGACAATATACTCATTTTTGGTATTGTTTTTATTTTTGACGTCGCGATAATAGTTGAGCATGGTTTGTATAAATTTCTTCTTTTTGAACTCATCTATTTTTTCAATAAATTCAAAGAAATTTACGTCATATTTGCCTTTGGTTTCAAGTCGCTGCACAAACGTAAAGAAATCAACGACATTGTTTCCTATGCGAGATCGTGACGACATGGTGTGCGCCATTTTACCAACTTCAATTAACTTGTTCATCTCGCAATCAACATCGCAATAGGAGATGTTTTTAATCTGCCCTGCTATAAGATTCTTATTCATTTATTAGTTCAGAGAGAAAATAAAATGTTTAAAAATTTGCATTTAAATAATTCATTATATTAAAACTAAATGAATACCGTCGCCGATATTAAACATGCATTCTTTATAAATTTAGACTCGCGTCCAGACAGGAAACAACACGTTGAAGGCCAAATGAGTGTCTTGGGTATTCCTGTGGAAAGATTCAAGGCAATCAAATTGAAGAACGGCGCCATTGGCTGCAGCATGAGCCATATTAAGGTATTGGAGATGGCAAAGGCAAACAATTTGCCGCATGTTTTGATTGTTGAAGACGACATTTTGTTTACTAAACCATCTCTCTTTATTGAACAACTTAACATGTTTTTGGCTGGTCATAAGGACTTTGATGTTGTGCTGTTTGCAGGTAATAATATGCCTCCATATACCGTCGTGGACGAGTCGTGTGTCCGTGTGTCTAAGTGCCAAACCACCACAGGCTATCTGGTTCAGCACCATTATTACGACACTCTTATTGCAAATTATAAGAAGGGGATTGAGGGCTTAATGAGAGAACCACACAATCCTGGTTTATATGCTATTGACAAATATTGGTTCCATTTACAAGCAATCCATAAATGGTATTTAATTACTCCGCTTACAGTCGTTCAGCGAGAAGACTATAGTGATATTGAAAAAAGACCTACAAATTACATGCGACACATGCTTGATTTAGACAAACACGCCTTTTTTAGACCGCCTCCAGAAATGCCCGCCAAGATGGAGTTCCGAAACATGCCATAGATTAGATCTTACCTTGTTCAACCCAGGCCGGGAATTCGCTTTCTTCAATATCCGTGAAAAACTTGTTTGTAGAAATATTCATCATATTTATCTTGAACCGGTTATCTAAGTAAAACCCTATAGCATAGTCTTCAAGGTACTCCTTTGCTATAAGATCCTGCTTGTTAATCAAACTTGATATCGCACTTTTAGAGAGAAAATAGAACCGACCGCTGCAGTATTTAGTTACATACAAAGGCAGATGTGATGGGAGTTCGGGGTGTATTTTACTATATTGAGACAAATATGGCTGTGTTACGTCAACAATGTAGCCACCATAATGTATCGGCGGCATCGTGCCGGAGATGAGCCCCTTTATCGTATCAAAAAATTGCGGTTTTATAAGAATCTGGTCGTCGTCGGTTTTAAACAGATATTTAAACTGAAAGGTATCGTATACGGCCTCGTATGCTGCAATCACCTTTTTCGGCAATGAATTGTAGTCGTCAGCGACTTTAACCCAGAGTACATTGTTGACGTCGTCAAATTTAAACGCCACGTCCAGGGCTTCGTCGCCGATTACGTGATAGTAGCGCAAATAATCGGGAATTTTTGGCAACCATGTCATTTTTTGAAATTTTGCCTTCTTGGTGTACTTCTTACAATTCATAATTAGCATAATGAATTCCTGCTCGATCATAATATATGTAAATGTGAGTAATTATATTTAAATTGTGTTTTATTTTAAATATAATGTGCAATGCAACCGTTTTTGTTAATGGTTAGAATTAACATTTTTATGCCGTTTAAATACTAACGTAAATAACGAGGACAAATAGATTTTGACGCGTTAAATATATATAATTATTTATACATATATAAATATATGTATTTAGGACAGGCCCAACAAGATAAGTTTGTATTACACCTTCTTAAGGAAAAGAAGAACGGATATTTTTTAGAAATTGGCTCTAATCATCCCATAAATATAAGCAATTCATATTTATTAGAAACAAAATATGATTGGAAGGGAATCATGGTTGAATATGATGCGTCCTTTTTGAATTTATATAAAACGCATCGTCCAAATAGCATTCATGTAATAAATGATGCTACACAAGTAGATTATAAAAATGTGTTTGAAGCAAATAATGTGCCTGCATCGATTGATTACTTGCAAATTGATTTAGAGGCCAACAATGGTTCTACTATTAGAACATTGCAAAAATTAGACAATGAGATATTTGATACGTATAAATTTGCTACTGTAACATTTGAACATGATATATATCATACTAATTTTGAGAATACACGATTGGCCTCCCGCGACATATTTACAAAAAGAGGATATATTCGTGTGTTTGAAGACATCAATAATCAGGGAACAAATCCGTACGAGGATTGGTACGTTCACCCCGATTTGGTTGATATGAATTATGTTAATAATTTAATAGAAAACAACAAACAATTTTATGTTAATCACCATATTACCGGAAAGACAATAAACTGGGAAAATATTCAATATATCTAAATCTGCGTTCATGCTTCATGATATTAGTTAATTTATTACTATAAAATTAACTACCTTTAACAATAAAATCATACATTTTATCGCTTAAAACTTTTGTTCCCATAATCGTTAAAATGCGTTTCATCTATCTCTATATTGTCAGTTTTTATCGTTTCTGATAAATCAAAATAATCACAACCATGTAAAAGACAAAACTCTTTTAATATATTTTGTGTTTCTATTCGTTCATCATTAACAAAATCTGGAACCTTTTGGGAAATATATGGTCCAATTACAAGAATATCACAATATACTTCTTGTTTAATCTTGTGTAAAATATCAAAACACTCTTCTTTATTCATATGTTTAATAATAAAATCGTTTTCATCAAAAGTTATGCAATTATGTTCATATCCGGTATTTATTTTCCAAGGTAAATTTTGTAAATAAAAATCGTCTCCATATTTTTTTGTATTAATTATGTATTGTTTAATAGAAAATATTTCAATAATTATTTTTCCAAATTCAATATTACAATTATTCATACTTGGGTGTGTATTTGGAGTAATACAATCACGTTCTGTTTCGTGACCTCTAAAAAATATACTTTGCAACATCTTATTATTTTTAGGGTTTAATTTATCGTATAGCTTACCTTTCATGTAATAAATGCTATCTAATACATCAATTAATTTGGTAGTGTAATTTACAGGTTCTGTAAAAACATTTACATCATTGTTTGTTATATAATGTCTTGAATGGTGTTTTCGTAATTCTTTTACAAATTTCATATTGTTATGTATTGGATAACATAATCTACAAGTGCCAAATATATATATATCTTTATTCATTATTCAATTATAATATACATTTTTATTATAATTGAAAGGTCGACATAAGATTTTTATTTAATTTTATTTTGGATATGATGATATGTGAAAATGATGCAATTGTTTTATCATATGGCAAACTTGATTGTAGGTGTCATATATTGCATATTGTATTTTATAAATGCACAAAAACTTCTCTGAAGAACCGTTTGTATCAAGAACTATTATGTGGCCAGTTTCGGAAATTACGTAATGCCATTTTAAAACAAAAACCCTAAAATATTAAGTCTCAAAATTTGTAAGAATTTATTTTTATACAACTATCTCAAAATTGTCCTTAATTAAGCTAATAAAATTTTGGGCTGCCAGTTGATTAGTTCCAAATTGTTTACTAAATTCATAGCCTTCTTTTCGTTTTTTTTCTGCCAGTTCCGGATTATTTATATAATATGTCATAATTTGTTCAACTTCATCGCGAGTTGACACATGAATAACAATATTATTTGTTTGTTCACATGCAGGCAATGAGTTACTTAAAACTATGCAACCATAAGCGAGTCCTTCAAATATTCTCTGCGATACATGTTTGCCGCAAATATTTTCCGGAGCTTGAAACCCTAACGCAAATAACGAAGACAAATAAATTTTTTTACGCGTTTCATAATCTAAAAATTTATCGTGATCATATACACCGTGATACAAACCCTTGAAATTTTGCGGAACTAAATTTTCACAATAATTCCAACCCATATAACAAAAATTGTAAACAATATTTTTTTCATATGTTCCAACTAATAAGGGATCTTCATCTGCTCTTAATAAAAACGGAATATTGTTTTTAAATGAACGAATTTTAATTAAATCGTCTACCCGGGTTGCATCACAATATATATTTAACATATTTTCATATGTGTGTATAAAATAATGTAACTCGTCTGTATTTATTGCGTGCCAATACCAGCCTATATATATAGCGTCGGGGGCTATATTTTTCAATACATTTACCGGATCGTTACAATTAAAACTATTACCCATTAGCACAATACTATTATTATGCAGTTCTGTTATATTGTTCACAATTTTGACATTGTAATTATTTCTTCTAAAATAACCAGCGAATTCTTTAAATACGAATAAAAGAACGCGCGCGCATTTGATTTCGTGACAGTCTAAAATAATTATATCTCGTTTCATATAATATATATTTACATATTTGAACAATATTTAAACGAATGCCAAGAAAAAATAAACATCAAATATATATTTAAATACAATAAGCTTTTAACTGTATGTCTATCACCTTTGCAAGCTGTTTTTACATCATCAAGTCTAAGTTTGATCCAGGTGTTTATATTGAGTGGATGAACAACCTAATTTCCATCGTAAATAACTTTAACTTGGTCATCTACACAGACGAGAATAGTCGCAATTACATTGATACAAAGGGCAACCCACGAATCGCCGTAATCGTGCGACCGATTGACCAGTTCTATAATTATAAATATAAGGACTATTGGATCGCAAACCACGAAAAAAATGCGCTCCTCAATGGCCAATCCTGCTGGGAACTAAACATGCTATGGTCGGAAAAGATTTGGTTTGTCAAGGACACTGTAGACAGAAAATACTACGAGACCGAGTTTTACGGGTGGTGCGACATTGGGTATTTTCGCAATCGGCCGATGGACGTACATACAAGTACACTAATGAATTGGCCAAATCCCGACAACATTATCAAACTGAATAAGAATAAAATTTGCTACGCCTGCATAAATAACGACAATGGATACATGAATTATCTCTATAAAATAGTCAATAATAAGAACGAAAGCGCTTTACCCGTACAACCCACCCCCGCACATCAAAACTCCATCGCAGGCGGGTTCTTTATTTGTCACAAGGATAAAATAGCCTGGTGGGCCGAAACATATAATAATAAACTTGAGCTGTATTTCAAAAACAACTATTTGGTAAAAGACGACCAAATTATCCTGGTAGACTGCATCCTTTCAGATATGGACCAGTTTGTGCTATACAGAGAGAACCACCCGAGGTTGGACAATTGGTTCATGTTTCAGAGAATATTAGCCAGTGTTCCGCCCAAGGGTTTATGAGTTTAATTGCACAAATATATATTCTGAAAATATATCATGATTAGCATTTTAATCCCGATATATAATGGAATTGAGTTCATAGAGGAATCGGTTTCCTCGGTATTAAGACAAACTTATGATAAGTGGGAACTTATCATAGGCGTAAATGGTCACCCACAGGAATCGGCTGTTTACAAAAGTGCAAAAGAGTATGAGAAACGATCTGATAAAATAAGGGTGCTTGACTTATTTCAAATTAGAGGCAAATCAAACGCACTGAATGAAATGGTTAAACAATGCTCGGGGGACTACATTGCGCTACTCGACGTGGACGATATATGGCACGACCAAAAATTGGAAATACAATCTACCTTGTTAAATCAGTACGATGTAATTGGGACAAATTGTGTATGGTTTGGCGACAGAAATAATGTTGTACCGAGTATTCCAGTTGGCGATATTTCAAACTTTGATTTTTCTACTGTTAATCCGATGATAAACTCCAGCTCTGTCATCCGACGGGAGCTGTGCCATTGGAATGAGAATGGAATTGAAGACTATGATATGTGGCTTAGGTTAAGGGGACAGAATAAACGGTTTTTTAACTGTAAGCAGGTTCTGGTAAAGCATCGGATCCATGCCGCATCGGCCTTCAACTCAAAAGGAAACGATGACAAGGTGGACGGTCTTTTAATCAGTCATGGACACCGACCGCGCAGTCAGAAGCAAACAACTCCGGCCAAAATAGTTATGCCACAGGTAAACAAAATAGGAATGAAGTTATTATAATAATATAAATAAAATTCGTTGCACTTATTACACTTGTACTACCCGTTACACTTGTACCCGCAGCCATTCAGGCGGGCATAAATCCCGTGTGTCGTTATTTACGGCATGACCAAACCACACCGATGGGTAGCACACAACCTTGTCTTTATGTGTATTAAAATATGCGGCCCACCAGCTAAACGAACTGTTCGCAATAATATTATGATGGCAACAACTCATTAACAGAAGTTGTTCCCAGTCAGCAAGTGCATTCTCGTCGCGAATAAATTTATACTCGGGGTATTTTGACGAAAGGCGGTCTACTATACCCATTACATCGGCAATATCGTCATCTTCGAAAAAATAGAGCACCGTGAATGCTTTATTAGGCTGTGCGATTTTAAAGTGCTGTAACGATCTCTCGTAGTATTCATATGTGGCTAATGGGTGGAACTGCTGCAGCTTTTTATAATCCCCTATCCGGAAATGCATACTTATAATATTGTCAAAATATTCTTTATTCATATTCAATTTTGTGGTAAGCGCATTTCTCGTTTTTTCAAGATCAATAACTCTGCAAATCATGTCAAATTGGCCCTGAAAATATTTATAACTCTGGAAGTACCCGTATATTAAAACGTTGTCCTGACTCATTTCTCCTACGGGTAGCTCTTTATACGGGAACCCGTCCTCCTTAAACATACGAACCTGTGGTAGCTCCTTAATTAAAAATGGTTGCATTTTTGAAAGAAGTGTATTCCAATACGTATTTCTAACTGTTGTAGACCCGCTCCCAAGAGTTTCGACGCCCAAAAAACGAAATTGATTGTTACTTTTGTAGCCATATGCAATGGTAGCAAAAATTTGAAATAATTGGTTTCCGAGTCCGCCCATTAAATTGCACGTAATCATACCCGATTGTATATAATGTTGTGCAATTGTATTTAAATATATTTAAGACAATTTGAATCTATTTAAATATAAAATTGATAAGATAACACTCATTAAACATAATAATAACAACATTTAATTACATCATTACTATAGAATAACAATGTACACAGTCAAATATAGACCAACTGATATGGCGGATTTTGTTGGCAATAAACCCGCCATTCAGCCATTTATACGCTGGCTATTAGAATGGGACCCTGCCAATAAGAAGACGAAATGCGCGCTGATTTCGGGCGTCAGCGGCGTTGGTAAGTCGTTATTTGTTGAACTTATGTTAAAAAAACACGACTACAACATTGTCCACTTGTCTATTGATGAAGACCGCGATAAGGAGACTATAAATCAATTTATAAAGCCACTGCTCAAAACAAGGCGGACATTTAATGGGCAGGAGAATGTGTTGGTTGTTAGCGAAGTGGATTGTCAAAGCGGGGATCACGGGTTTATCTCTACACTTGTAGATTGTATAAAGGATACGCAGGTACCGATTGTTTGTATCTGCGACGACAGATATGACCAAAGAATAAAACCCATAATAAACTATTGCTTTGATATTAAGCTCGGAAAGCCCAGTTTTGATGAAGCATATCGGTTAATCTATAAGGTTGCAACGACGGAAAATATCAAAATCAGCAAGACGGGTGTAGACAGGCTGTATGAGCAGTCAAATGGAGACATTCGCTACATACTCAATACGCTACAGATGGGCGTCAAGAAGGGGGACACCACTAAAAATATTCAGAGTTCAAACATATTTGATACCACAGGAAAGTTGCTGTCCATGGATCTGTCTATAGACGACAAGTTGAAATATTATTGGATGGCGCATGACATTCATACGCTAATGGTGCACGAGAATTATGTTGGCAATACGTTGTCTGCACGAGAAGACGTAAAGCGGCTGGAAAACATTGCCTATTCCGCCGATGCGCTGGCTGACGCGGATCTATTTGATTCCGTGTTTGACTTTGAATTGTCACCGTATGTTGCATTGAATACCATCCGGGCGACGTCAAAATGCAATAAAAAGGGGATGATAAAGTTTCCACAATTCCTCGGGAAAATTTCCACTATGAACAGGAACAAACGGGAGAAATTGGATTATAATAGTGTTAAATTGTTTGCGGAAACAACAGATAAGCCGGCCGCAAAGGTTTGCAAACCTAAGGCAGCCACTAAAAAACCCAAGGAGAAGTAAGTGGTCACATGCGCACACAATATAACCTATGCGAGGTCTCACTTATTTTTCACCCGGCGTAAGCTGGTTCTGCGTTTGCGTCTCGTTGTCGCGTTTCGACCTCTCGTCCTTCGTAGGTTTCTACTTTTTCTCCGGGTTTTCCCGCCAAAAACGTGCCCAAAATAGAGCCCGGCCGCAACGGCGCCTGCGGTACCTAACGCGCCTAAAATATATGGCATTTTGTTACCTATACCAGTTCCGATATTTGGTAGGAGGGCACTGTCTTGGGTAGGCTTGATACAGGCGGGGATACTGTAATACCCCGAGGGAAATTGGCTAAGCCGTTCCTTGTCCCTTTCGTCTATATACCATCTAATTTGATTTTCGTTTGTATATGTGTTATTTTTAAAATCGTAAATCATTGTAACCAGAACAAACCCACATATGAGTTGTTCGGCAGTGTCTTTAGAAGAATATATTAGCAACCAGACATCGGTAGTTTTTGCATAAAACTCGGTATCCGTAATAACGATATCAATATAGTTCCCCTTTTTCATATATTCCGCCAGAGTAAAATCTTGTTGGGATGCGCCCTGGCCAGATAGGGGCGCAAATAAGTTATTAATTTGTCGTGTTAGCGGAGAACCTGCATTTTTTGAGTCGCGCAGTTCATTTATAAAATTTTTATCTTCGTCTTTGGTCAAGCCTGCCGGAAAATTATTCAACGCTTGAAACATTCCAGGTTGGTCATTTTGTTGCGAAGCGTCATTCAAGTAAACATCCGAGGAAGGCAGTTCCGCGACCAAAACATGTCCAATTAAATCAGCAGAGCTTGGTAAAGAAGAGAATAATACAAATAGCGCAATAGTAGAGTTTTTATATATAGACTCTGAAAATATAGTAAGAATATTTATTATACAATTTCCAAAAGAAATGTAATCGGCCTGTGAATATATTGCATGATTACCTCTGGTCGTTAGGTCAATGTCGTCTGTCTTATTGACGCGAACTGATATATTACCCAATTCACGCATTGTCTGCGAGAAAATTTGATAGACAACCATGATTATTTTAAATGCATCCTGCTCTTCGTATTGCATTCCCTCAATCATGCCCTTTTCTTTAAGAACGTTTATTTTTGAATTGTAGCTCTTAATAGTGTCTATAAGCGTGCCCATATTAACTGGTTTGGTTGTCCAGTTGTCACTATTTAAAAAGGCTGTTAAAAACGCCTCGCCCTTATCTCTGTAAATACATAGGTAAAAAATATATAGGTAGTTTAGTTTGTATACTAAATTAAAAATAACGGAATCTGTAGACACATTTGCACCACCATCTGCTATTAATTTAATAAACGGATTGTCTGCCAATAGTTTCTTGCAGACCTCAGTTCTGCCCACAAATTGTGTCAAATATACATCATATGTATTTTTAGCTATGGGAATCAGACCAGCGGTAAAGATAAGATCGTAGTTACAGTTGCCGCGTTGTCGTAAAACCGCTGTCGCTCCATTTCCAAGACTGTTTTTAACAGATATGAGGTACTCGTCCACCACTAATTGCAATTTATCAATAAAACTCTTGTTTGTTTTGGCGTCTCCTCCGCGGTATACTATTTTCTGGTTACATTTACGTTTCCCTTTGCATTTTTTATTGATGCGCCCAGAATTTGATGACATATTATATAAACATATTATAATATTCGGCGATTCCATGTGTTAAAATATCTTGTTTTTTCCCTGGAAAGTATTTTGGGAAAGTTGAAATTGGACAAAAAAAATGTCCAAAAACGAAAAGCCGAAAAAAGTTTCCCCGAAATACATGTTTTCGCTGCATAATTGAAATTTATGGTCTGGTCACCAAAAAAATAATTTTCAGTTTGTGACGATAAAATTTTATTACTTTTATTTAAAAAGGTTTAGGAACTTTTTTCTGTTGCTTATATATCAACGAATGTCAATAAATTTGGTTCCGAAAAGTTCCAAAAATTTTATATGTTTGACATGTGACTATTCTACGTCGCGAAACAGTCAGTATGAGCGGCATATTTCAACCGATAAACATAAAAAAATGTGTTTATCAACAGAAATCAACGAGAAAGTTCAAAAAGGTTCCGATTTATTTGAATGTTTGTGTGGAAAATTGTATAAGGAACGTTCTGGATTATGGAGACATAAACAAAAATGTAATATCGACTCTGTAAAAGAGGTTGATGAAAAAAATAGCGATAAGCCTGAGGAGGAACACTCTGATAAGGACTTGATCATGCTATTAATCAAAGAGAATAGCGAACTAAAAAATATGATGATGGAGGTAATTAAAAACGGAACAAGTAACACAGTAAATTCGCATAATGTAAATTCACATAACAAGTCATTCAATCTGCAATTTTTCCTGAATGAAACGTGCAAGGATGCAATGAATATCATGGATTTCGTGGAATCTATTAAGCTACAATTATCGGATTTAGAATCGGTGGGTAGTCTTGGTTATGTTGAAGGAATATCCAATATTATTGTTAAGAACCTCAAGGCGCTCGATATCACTGAAAGGCCTGTTCACTGTACCGACCAGAAGAGAGAAACGATGTATATCAGAGATGAAGATAAATGGGAAAAGGATGAATCAAATAGCAAAATTAAAAAGGCAATAAAACGCGTAGCATCCAAGAACCAACGATTGTTACCCAAGTTCAAAGAAGCGCATCCGGATTGTGGCACTTATCATTCGAAGTATTCAGACCAATATAATAAAATTATTATAGAATCGGTAGGTGGGTCCGGCGACAATGACGCTGAGAAGGAGGAGAAAATAATAAGAAATATATCTAAAAATGTTGTAGTTGAAAAGTAGGATGTAAGTGCCTCTATGAATATATTGTGTGAAATCTCCTCTTTTGCGGCATTATTGAAAAGAGATTTAATGTAACCCTCCAATGCATTTTTATTATAAAATAATAGTATAAATAAATGAAATTTCAATTTCAAGTAATATTTTTACTACTTTTAAGTTTGTGTTTGATATTACTTTTACAAAATTACCATAAAATACCTACAAAAACACAGCACATTAATAGAAATAAAATGAATATTCTTCCTGTAGGAAAATTAACGCTTATTCCAAATAATGGCGACGAGTACTATTTAGATGAAAATAATATTAAATGGAAAAAAAGAACGTTTTTTAGAAATTTGTTACA